AGTCCTCGGCGTGTCGCTCATGGCTTCTCCTTCAGCGCCTCGATAGCGGCGGCACACAGACCTACCGCAGCAGCGTGATCGCCAATCCTAAGACATGCCTGCCGCGCCTCCTCCAAGATTGCGTTGCGGTCAGCGGGAAGCGGGGCGGTGTAGAGCGGCACGTCGTAGTCAACCCGTACCCCGTTTTCGACGGATGCTCCTTCGTGCGGCCAAGCAATAATTGGCGTTCCGTTAGGCCGCGACGTTGCGATGTTCTCTTTGTTCCCGTAGCCCACCGGCTCCCCTGCCTGCGCGAAGGCTTCGAGGCAGGAACGGAGTTTCTCGATATCCACACGCAGCCGCTCGATTTCCCGCTCCGCTTTTCCTTCGTCCTGAGACATACGAGCCCATTCGTCCTCGTACTTTTGCAGCCGCTCGATCTCCGCACGGGCCTCGGCAAGTTCGCGCTCTAGCTCAACGATCCTAGACGCAGCAGCTAACGCAACCTTTCCGACGTAGTAATGCGAGCGTTCACGCGTCGCCTGAGTATGCAGGCTGTGAAGTTCAACAACGATGCCGCTCATGGCTTCCTCCCGGCGCAGAATTCCATCACGCCCACCTTAAGTTCGTCGGGAGTCCCATTGCATGAGGTTCAATCTTGCTTTCAACTCCGCGCATGAAGATGACTATGTCGCCGCTCGAGGAGTGCTGATGGAACCGAAGAAGGCGGATCGTTTCCTCCGCGTCGCGCAACCGATGCGTTAGCCATTCGACATGATCGCGCAGGGCGTTCAGCTTCTCGTCCTCTGTCTGCTCGTTCCAGTTCTTCACTTTGACGGCTTGCGTGCCGATCCATCCGCTCGTGCCTGTCGTTTCGTTCATGTTCGCGCTCATGGATGCTCCTTGTCCGTGTCCTTCATTGATTCGATCTCGCTCATGATCTTGTCGTAGGACCATTCGAGATCAACGTGCCGCAAGTCATCTACTGCGCCGCGCATGTATTCGCAGCATTGCGACCACCCGAGATTGACTGGTCGATACGGATCGTCATGCGGAAGGTTCGATGGGATGCGCGTCATTACGTGATCAAGTGCCTGTTGGCGCGCAGCAAACAATGCCTGTTCTGTGTATAGCGCGGTAAGGCATGGATCGTCTTGGTTCGCGCTCATGCGGACAAGATGCTTCATTCCAGAGCGGCGAAGAACGTCTAAGTGGTCGGACTGAATGTAAGCGACAGGCTTAATCGTATCGTCGCTCATCGCTTCACCCCGGCGCAGAATTCGAGGTCGGCATAGAGTGGAACGTCATAGTCAATTCGGACACCTCCGGAAACTAACGATTCCTGCTTTGCCCAAAAGACGATGGACGTGCCTAGTCGTAATGCGTCCTCTAAATCTTCTCTGTTTGCATATCCAACCGGCTCCGGCCTCGGCGCGATCTTGTCGAGGTCGAGGGAGCGGATGGCATCGGCGCACTTCTGTCGAATGAGCTTATCAAGGCCACTTCTGCGGTCAGATTCGCACGCCTGCGCACACGCCTCGCGAATCAGCTCTCGGTAGTCGGTCATTGCGGGCCTCCAAACCAATAGGGCAGCAATACCAGCACCACGATCGTGGCCAGCAGACAAGCGCCTGCCATTGCGTTGTCGAGCCAGGCGGGGTAGTTGTCGTCCGGGCTATCGTACCAGCGTCGATGTGGGCTCATCCGAACACCTGCGCAATCAGCCAGGCCGCGATGCAGGCCAACACGACTGCGGTGTCGGCCCAGCGGAACCGCGGGATGGCGCTCGCCGAGACTTCAACTGCGTGGTGCCGGGGCAGCGCACGGAGTGCGCGGAGTTGCTCGCCGGAGTAGGGATCATAGATCATAGTCGTTCCTTCCGTCAAAGAGGGCGTCCGCCCTGGCCTCGGCCGCGGCTTCCGCTTGGATGTGGAGGGTGTCGAGACACAGTCGCTCGAGTTCGCGGATCGCCTCGCGTGCGAGGGAGTCGATGAAGTCGAAGAGATCCGGCCCAACCGGCCTGGCGTAGTCGTCGAGCGCTCGGACGCTGGAGATCTCGAACTCCTCCGGTTCGTCCGGCTGGGGTCCCCACCGGTCGCCCCAGCCGGTGCCTGCGCGGTAGGGGAAGTGCGATCCCTCGACCTCGAGATCGAGGCCGTGGAAGGTGACGCGGATTGTCTGGGTTGCGGTGGTCATGTCCGCACCTCGATCTTGTTGCGGAAGGCGATGATCTCCGCCTCGACCCGCCCTCGGCGATCCTCGAGGACGATCGACTTGAACTCCCCCGCGAGAACCCGCCGGATCGAGCGGCTGATTGCCCGCTCGAGGGTGAGGAACTTTTTCTTGGGCTGCCCGCGGTGCCAATACCGATACTGCCAGCGCCCGTTTCGCTTCGTCTTGTGCATCTTCGTTCTCCGTTCTGCTACCAGGGACGACCCCTGCCCTCGGACACTAGCTCGGGCTCGCGCACGAGCTAACGCCCGGGGACTGATGCCGTCAGCGCTTGCTTTGCGCTACCCACGCACGCTCAAGGCGTTCGACCTCCCAGCCCGGCGTGAACTCGCCCGTATCGAGGAAGAACCAGCTGTCTCCGTAGGCGCGGCAGATGTCGCGCCGGATCCGCTTCTCGCGGAGGAAGGGGAATGGCCGGGAGACCTCATCGACCTGGGCATAATACATCGTATTGTGCCTCTCGCCAACGGTGGAGACAAGGGTGAAGTTCTCGTACCTCATGCTACCTCCGGCGACTCGTTGCACAGCACCTCGACGATCGGCTCGTCCACTTCGATCTCCTGGTAGACAGTCTTCTTCCGATAGCCCGCGATCTGCTTCACGCAGGCGCTGTCCGGGAGGAGCTTGGCGTTGATCTGCAGGCGGATCTCGTGGGGCAGCCCCTCCACCTCGACGTAGACAAAGAACGACCTGGTGTCGCCGTCGTTGCTGGTCACGGAGTCGAACTCAACCCCGAAGTCGGTCTCGATCTTGCTGAGGATGACTACGAGCTTGTGGGCGGCGTAGCTGGAGACAGCGATGGTGAGATCGCCGTGGATATACTGACGCTCGAGGTAGCCCCGGAAGGTGTGCCAAGTCCAGCCGGGCTCGAGATCCTCGAGCATCTGCGGGAAGCCGGAGGCGGACAGCTCGGTCAGCGTCTCGATGTTGCGCTGGTGGTTGGCGATCTGGTCGCGGTAGTAGGCGATCTTTTCAGTGAGGTTGGGTAGCATGGTTTCAGACTCCGAGGATGATTCGAGGAGAGACACGGGCGCCGATCTGGAACACCCGGCCGTCTTGCGGGACGAGTAGATAGAGCCCATTGAGCGACCGGGCGAACCAACGGGACTTAGCCCAATCCGCTTCCCGGTCGGTGATGACCCAGCCGGTTGGGGTGTAGTTGAGGAGATAGAACCAGCCGGTTTTCGGGCTCATTGGAACAGACTCCCTTGCGGCACTACGATATCGTCCAGCCCGAGGGCTGCGACATACTCCTCCGCCAGCAGGCAGGCCCAGCACTCCGGCACTTCGATCTGGGCGTGCTCGACGAGCCGGGGGAGCGTGCGCTCGCTGACGAGCGTGAGGGCCTTGAGCACCCGCGAGTGGCTGGCGTCGCGGTGTTGCCTTTCGTATTGGACGAAGTGGTTCGCGATCGCGCTAACGACGTTCCCGCAGCAGGTGCATCGTTGGTGCTGGACGAGCACGACCCTGGCGGTCGCGTGCCATCCACTGTCCGGCTCGGTCACGTCCACTGCGGGCCGGATTCGCTGGGCGACCCGCTGGATTGCGGGGGGCTTGGTGGTCTTGCTGCCCTTCGCCGGGACTTCCGCGTCGAGCGCGGCCATCAGATCGTCGATGTCGGTGGTCATTTGACGCTCCACTGCGTGGCCGACTTGCGGGTGATCTGGGCGAACCAGCTCCGCTTCGGGTGGTTGGTCACTACGATGGTCTCTCCTACGAGCATGGACTCATAGGGCCGGATGCGGTCTACCCAGGGGCTTGGCTCGGTGAAAAGCTGCCGGGCGAAGTCCGCGGACTGGGCGGATTCCTTCAGTTGCTTCTTGGTCTTGATCGCGGGATCTACGATGGCGGTCATGATTGCCTCCGGTTGATGTCGCTGAATTGATTGTATTGCGCGCCGGTTTCGCGGCAATACTCTCGGATCTCCGCGGCGCTGTGCCACGGGCGGCTTGTCCAGAGTCCCGTGTTTGGGTTCCGCTCCCAAACGCGGACTGGATTGTGGTATCGCATCGGTTGCTGCATGGTTCGGGCTCCGTTGGTTGCCGGCCAAGGGGCCGGTATCGTCACGATACCATGTCCCGGGGGCAATGTCAATGATTCTCCCGGCCACTTCACGCCCCGCTTTCCGCAAGCAAAAAGGGGCAGCCCTTTCGGACTGCCCCCTGCGTTCGCTGGGCGACCAGCTGGTTAGTCGAGGTTGATCTCCCCCTCGTCCGCGGCCGGCTTGCTGCGCGCCAGCTTTTCCATCCGGATAGCGAGGATCGCTTCCTTGACCTTCCCGAGCTTCCGCCACTGCGCGACCTGCTCCTTCGTCGCCTTCGCGACCGCCGCTGCGGCTTTCTCGATCGCCACGCCCTTGACGCGCGCGATGGCTTCGGCCAGTTCGCCGACGCGGGGCTTGCCCTCGCCGGCCGCCCGCTTCGCCGCCCACTCCCCGGCGATCAGCTGGTCGATCACCTTCTGCGCGCTCGCGATGCCCTCGGCATAGTTCGCCTTCGCGCCCGCATACGAGTCCCCGACCTTCTGCATCAGCCCGTGGAACATCAGCTCCTGCCGGATCTCGTCCGACAGTTCGTTGACGTTGATCTCCAGCTTCGTCCCGTTGCCGAACTGGAAGTAGGCCAGCCCCGTGCCGTTGTCGTAGTCCTTCTCGCAAAACTTCGTCTTGACTTCGTCGTTCATCTTTGATCTCCGATTGAGAGGTTTTCAGTGATCGCCCACCGCGGGCGACGATTGGATATTGGCATGGCCGTGCGGCCTTGTCAATCCCCTTTTGCGCCGCTTTGCGGCCGGCTTCGGGCGAGGAACGCCTCGACCGCGTCCTCTGCGGGGTCGCCAGGTGGGGTCGCGGATTCGCCGGCTGCCGATTGCTGGGTGACTGGCTGGTAGTCCTTCGGCAGCCCCATCGAGATGTTGAGCCGCTCCGCCGCGGTGAGCCCGTCGTCCGGCTCCTCGAACTCGAACGCCCCTTCGCTCGTTTCGATCTTCTCCACCCGCACTTTCGTGATCCCCATGTCATCCAGCAACTTCTGTTCCTTCTTCGTGTCGATCTTGTCCATAATCGCATCCTCCCGTTGTCGGCGGCTTCGTCCGAGTTCTCGCGGATCGAGATGCTCCATCAGCTTGTCCCCCGCGAGTCCGAGGCTCGCCATCGCTTCATGCCAAATCCCATCGTTGAGCGACGAGGGCGAGAGCAGCGTGACCCACCCCTGCCTCGGCCCGATCCTGACCTGTGCCAGCATCGCTTGCTGATAGTCCCACCCAAGTCCTCCTTTCCCCACCCTATCATAACTCGCCTGCAGCCGCCGCTGAAACGTGTACCACCTGAGCCTCCACCGAACCGCTTCCTCCTCGTCCTGCGCCACCCGCACTTCCAGCCGTTCCCCGTGTTGCCTTTCGAACGCCTGCGCCACGGCCCAGATAAGCGGCTCCGTCTTCCCCTTGAGCTTAACTTCTTGATCCTGCGGTTTGCCAGCCATGATGGTGCTCCTTGTGTGAGGTGGGTGTCGGTTGCTGGGATGCCGGTTGCCGGTGTGCCGATGTTTCCCAAAACCCGATTGCAAACATGATACCCATTCTCCCTTCAGGGGTCAAGCCATTCCCCCCGGTCACTTCCGCACCATCTTGGTGCCAGGTGGTGTACTATGTACTTCTTAGAAAAAAAAATAAAAAAAGAACTTAGACCTATACTCCCGGGGGAATTAGAGCATGGGTCAGGGGGAGAGGGTCTCATCATTGCTATCGGGTTTTGGGGCAAACCGGAAAACCGGCAATCGACCTACCGGCCACAACCAGCGCCCTCTCAGCGAGCGCCCACTGGGGCCTTGCCTGGGGCAGAAAAAAGGCCCCCGCAAGGGGGCCTTCTGGCGAGGCCGGGGGTTAGTCCCTGAACAGGTCGTCCAGCGTGCCCGTAGACTCCCCGTGCAGCAACCGTTGTCGTTCCTGTTCGATTCGATAGATCCGGTTCCGCAGTTGCGCCAATTCCTGCGCGATCGCCTTTGCCTCGTCCGGCCATGCGTCGAACGGCAGCCGATGCGGGCCGAGATCCACACCGTAATAGCTAACCAATTTCAACCGTTTTGCCATCGTCGCCTCCATTGTGGGGCCGGTTTCCCGGCCCCGGTTGGGTTAGTTGTCCAGTTCGATCGGCGCGTCGGCTTCCTGCGGGGCGGCCTTGATCCGTTCGGCCTGGATCTTGAGCATCATCTCCCGCACATCCCGGCGCTTCGCGAGCATCTTCAACTTCTCATCCGATTGCGCGGTGACTTTCGCCGCCTTGTCTTTCGGGACGAGCCGCATCAACGCTTCGATGACGAGAGTGCGGGACGGGAATCCGCTCGTCGTGCGGTAGAATGTGCCGGCCGTGAGGTTGGTCCACGTTTCCGTCACGATGTCGCGGAACTCCTGCACGTTGTTCGCCTCCGCCGCGTCCGAGGCCATTTTCTGTTTCGCGCCGAACTCCATCACCAGGGGAACGCAATCCGGGTGAATATCCGCGAGCGGATACCGCACCACCTTCCCGTCCGCGAATGTCCCAACCAGCGCGCCATCGACCGGCCCGCGCGACCATGTGCAATACCTCTTCCGTTGCGTCGTCATGTTGCCTCTCCGTTCGTTGTGTCAACCACATGGCTGACAATCCCATTATAACCGACCGGCAGGGGTTCGCAACCCCTGATTTCCCCCGTGGAATCAATGGGTTAGCCGACCCGTCCGCCCCCCATCGACACTGGGGACGCGACTGGGGCAAGCCACTAGCGGCGCTAAGAGATTTTTGGAAGTCCCCCGGGGGGAATTCACCCCAACCTCCCGGGCCGCGGGCAAGCTCGCAGCGGTGCGTTCATCCAGCCCGGCCGCCCGGCTTGCGAGAAGTCCGCGGGCGAGGTATAACCCGGGGAAGCCACCGGAGTCAGCCATGGCCGAGATCAAGCGAATCAGCCACAAACACGACCAGATCATGAACTGGATGATCGCGAATCCCGAGCGGAAGCTCCGGGACTGCGCGGCCGCCTTTAATGTGTCGCAGGCGTGGCTCAGCACGGTCATTCACTCCGACATCTTCCAGGCCCGGCTCGCGGAACGGCAGGAGCGGGTGTTTGTGGCGATCGCGAACGACATCCCGGAGAAACTCCGCGCCCTCGGCCACATCGCGGTCGAGAAGCTCCAGGACAAGCTCGAGTCCGCCGAGGACCCGGACTTCGTCCTGGATGCGTTCGACAAGGTGATGCATCGGCTGGGGTATGCGCCGAAGGCGAAGGCCGAGCCCTCCGCGGTCACCGTCAATCAGCAGAACGTCTACATGGTCGATCAGGGCACGCTCGCGCTCGCGCGGCAGTCGTTGATCGACCGTTCCCTCACCCCCGCGCTGGAGGTCGTGAATGTCGAAGAAGAAGGGCAAGGGCGGTAAGCGGAAGTGCTGATCCCCCCGCGATGTGCGGACTGCAGGTTCCTTCACCCGGACACCACTCCGGGGAAGGAACTCTGCGGCGCGTTCGAGATCGATGGGCCGGCCTATGCGGTGGTGCAGCGGAACGCCGGGTGGTTGATGGCTCGGCTGCAAGGCCGGTGCGGCTACGAAGGCCGGTTTTTTGAGCGGCGGGAAGGAGCTGTGGGTGCTGACAGAAGCTGACGCCTCTGCGGTTGTCGCGGTAGTCGGGGGGATTGCATCGTGTGTTGCGGCCTGGTTCTCCTTCCGCGCAAACAAGAACGCGAAGGAGTCGAACGACGCGGTGAACCACCGGCACCTCGGTGGCACCCCACGCCTCTACGATCTGATCCTCGACCTCAAGGCCTGGGCGGATCGGTGGGACACTCTCCCGTCGCACATCAACTCCGCGGAAAAGCTCGCGGACTACCTCGAAACGCAGGAGCACCGACTGCAGGCCCTGCACGATGACTTCCGCGAGCACGATGCGTGGGAACGCAAGGCCAAATACGGGCATGAACGCGCCGACTGACCTCAAGCTGTCCCCGACCGAAGCGGTCCAGCTCGGGGCGACCTCCCTCTTGACCTACGGGAAGGTCTTCTTCCCCCGCACCTTCCGGCAACCCTTCGCCCCCTTCCACGCCGAGGTCGGGGAACGCCTCTACAGTCCCGCGCGCTACAACGCGTTCAAGCTGTTCCGCGGCTCCGCCAAGACCACGATGCTCCGGGTCTTCACGTCGCAGCGGATCGCCTACGGCATCTCACACACGATCATGTACGTCGGGTCGGCCCAGCTCCACGCGGCGATGAGCCTCCGCTGGCTCAAGAAGCAGATCCTCTACAACAAGCTCTGGGCGAACACCTTCGGCCTTCGGCCGGGGGACAAGTGGACCGACGAGTACCTCGAAATCCACCACGGGGTGGATCAGTATCCGATCACCGTCCTGGCGATGGGCATTACCGGTCAGATCCGCGGCTTCAACCCGGACGACTTCCGGCCGGATCTGATCATCGTGGACGACGTGCTGACTGACGAAAACACCGCCACAATCGAGCAGCGGGAAAAGATCGAGGAGCTCCTGTTCGGTGCCCTCTTCAATTCCCTCGCCCCCGCCAGCGAGCAGCCCCTCGCAAAGATCGCGTTCTGCCAGACCCCCTTCCACAAGGAGGATGCGATCGAGGCCTGTATGGAAGATCCGCAGTGGAACGGCCTCTCCGTCTCGTGCTTCGACGACAAGGGTCACAGCGCATGGCCGGATCGCTGGAGCACAGATACGCTGGTCGCGGAAAAGACCGCGGCTACCCGCAGGGGGCAGTACTCCCTCTGGATGCGGGAGATGGAGTGCCAGCTGGTCGCCTCCGAGTACAAGGCCATCGACGTTACCAAGCTCCGGTATTGGGACGTACTGCCGGAGCAGATGGGGGTGATCGTCTCGATCGACCCGGCATCGTCCGAGGCCAAGACCGCGGACGACTTTGCGATGGTGGCGCTAGGTTTCCTCGGGGCGGACGTTTATGTGCTCGACGTGTTTGCGGAGCGCGGGGTGCTGCCTGATGCGGCGGTCAATCGGCTGTTCGAGTTGATCCTCCGCTGGAGCCCCATCCGGGTGGTCGTGGAGTCGATCTCGTTCCAGCGGGTCCTCGCCTGGTACATCGAGCAGGAGATGCAGAAGCGCCGGATCTTCGTGGCGGTGGATCAGATCCAGGACCGCCGGAAGAAGTCCGATCGGATCATGCAGGCGATCCCCGGGCTCGTGGCCTTTGGCCACCTGGTGATGCACCCGTCGCAATCGAAGGCGATCAAGCAGATGGACGACTACGACCCGACGATCAAGGACCAAAAAGACGACATCGTCGATGCGATTGCGCTCGGCATCATGAGCGTCAACCCCGAACTCCGCGGCTCCGTCACGCTCGAGGGGGAGTTCACGACCCTCCCCGACTCCGACACGAAGCGCCAGATTGAATTCAGAGGATGCCCGTAATGGCTGAAAACCCGCTCGCCGGTCGACTCCGTTTTGGCAGCCGCCCGCACGACGACCTGTCGCAGAAGCTCAAGGAGCGGCTCGACCTGTCCCGCAACACCTTGACCTCGCGGTACTCGGAGTTCGACAAGCTCGACGAGCAGTTCTGCGCCTACATGCCGGAGCGGGAGCTCGACATCAAGCGGAAGGAGCTCCGGGATCAGGGCCTACCGCAGTACACGACCGTCGTGGTGCCGTACAGCTACGCGATCCTGATGACCGCGCACACCTATCTGACTTCGGTATTCCTGAGCCGCTCCCCGATCATGCAGTTCATGGGCCGGCACGGGGAGACGGAGAACCAGATCCTCGGTGTCGAAGCGGTGATGGACTACCAGCTCCGGGTGGGTCAGTGGCTCGTCCCGCTGTATATCTGGCTGCTCGATCCGATGAAGTACGGCTTCGGGGTGGTCGGGCACTACTGGGAGAAGGAGATCATCCGCGCGAGGAAGTTCGAGGAGCAGCCGGTCACCTTCCTCGGCATCCCGATGCCCGGCAAGACCAAGAAGGTTGAGATGGTCGCGGACACGGTGGGCTACGAGGGCAACCGCCTCTTCAACGTCCGGCCGAAGGACTTCTACCCCGATCCGCGAGTCTCGATGTGGAAGTTCCAGACGGGCGAGTTCGTCTGCCGCTACTGCGAGATCCCGATCCACGAGTTCGAGCAGGGGGTTGAGACCGGCCGGTACTTCAACGAGAAGGCCGCGATCGAGGACTCGAAGGGGTTGCAGCGCGCCTGGGAGCGCGGAGGGAGCAACACGACCGAGACCCTGCCGGGGGAGGAGACTGCGTTCAGCACCCTTCCCCCGGGGGTGATCAAGGGCTACGAGATCTGCGTCCGCCTGAACCCGAAAGAGTGGGGTCTCGCAGATACGTCGATGAGGGAAATCTGGGTCTTCAACGTCACCGCCAGCTCAAACATCGTCTTCGGGGCGGAACCGCTCGGCGAGCTGTCGAACCGCTTCCCCTACGATATTGTCGAGGTCGAGCCGCATGGCTACAACCTGTTCAGCCGTTCGTGGCTCGACATCTTCCAGCCTCTCCAGGACACGATGACGTGGCTGTTCAACACCCACTTCTACAACGTCCGGGCATCGCTGAACAACCAGTTCGTGGTCGATCCGCAGATGGTCAACATGGACGACCTCCGCGATCCGGCGCCGGGGAAGCTGATCCGGCTGAAGCCCGGCGGAATCAACCGCGACGTGCGGGCAGCGATTGCCCAGCTCCCTGTCGCGGATATCACCAAGTCCCACATCAACGACGGGCTGTTGGTTGAGGAGCTGGTGCAGAAGATCTCCGGCGTGAACGATAACATCATGGGGATGGTGAACGCTGGCGGCCGCAAGACCGCGACCGAAGTCCGTGCGTCGAACACCCTCGGGGCGAACCGTCTCAAGACCCTATCCGAGTTCTACAGCGCGATGGGCTTCGAACCCCTCGCTCAGAAGGCACTCCAGCGGACGCAACAAAACTTGACAGAAGCCCGCCGATATCGGATCATTGGTGATCTAGCGATGTACGAGCAGGACAAGACGATGGAAGTGACGCCTGAGTCAATTGCGGGGTTCTTTGATTTCGTGCCGGTGGACGGGACGCTGCCCGTGGATCGCTATGCCCAGGCCAACCTGTGGCAGACCATCATGGGCCAGATGGCGCAGATCCCCCAACTCGCCGCGGGGTACGACCTGGTGAAGATCTTTGGCTGGGTCGGGAACCTCGCGGGGCTGAAGAACATCAACCGCTTCCGCGTGCAGGTGGCGCCGCCCGGGACGGATCTCGCGGGGCAGGCCCAGGCCGGCAACGTCGTGCCGCTCCGCGGGGAGCCGGGCCAGCCGCCGAATCAAATCCAGCTGCAGGGAATGGGGCCGACCGGATGACGCCAGAGGAACGCATCGAATCGCTGCGGGAGGAGCTGGAACTGTGGAAAACGCTCCAGTCCCACCCGATGTGGGAGCGCTATCTCGAGTTCCTGCGCGAGCAGATCGGGCTCCGCCGGGCCTCGGTCGAGTACGCGATCACCAAACTGGAGGACCTTCCGGCCCACTTTCGGATGCTGGGAGAAGTCAACGGTCTCGGGATCGCCGCAGAGTATCCCGGCCGCTGTGTTGCTGACGCAAAGCAGGAACTCGCGGACACACTAAAACTGTTGGAGGTTCGTGATGGCAACTGAGAATGTGATTCCGGCTGTTCCCGAGGGCGCCCCGCCGCTGCTTCCGCCCGGCGCTGCTGCTCCGATTGCTCCCGAACCCCCGAGCGAGCCGTCGCCCGAGGCGACCGGCGTGCGCTGGGATGATTTCATTTCCCACGACCTGAATACGCCCTCCGATGACGCTGCGCAAGACGAGACTCCTGCGGTTGAAGCGCCGACGGCCGAAGCCGAAACCGCTCCCGCCAAGCCCGATGTCCCCCCTGCGGAATCCGCGGTAGCCATTCCCGCCGTTCCTCCTCCGGCTGAGCCGGCTGCCGCTCCGCAAGTGGGGACGCCCGTTACGCTCGAACAGCTGAAAGCGCTGTTCGCTACCCAATCCGCTGCGCCCGCTCCGTCCACTGAGCCCCCGAAGGCCGTGGACACCGCGGAGCAGCAGGTGAAACGCCGGCAGGCGCTCGCCGCTCAGTACCGCTTGAGCGAGGAGCAAAGTGCCAAGTTTCTGACCGAGCCCGAGGTCGTTGTGCCGGAGGTTGCTGCCGCCTTGCACGAGGCGGTTCTGGCAGATGTCCAGGCTCTGATGCATCAAGCCTTCCCGCAGATGTTTGCGCAGATGACGACTCTCCGCGATCGTGAGCAGGAGGCCCGGAACATGCTTTTCTCCGGCGCCGACGACCTCAAGGGGCGGGAGCCCGAAGTGCTGCAGATCGGTGCGTTCTGGAGGCAGATGAATCCAACCGCGACCCCCCAGCAAGCTGTCGAGGGGATTCGCACGCTCTCGCGGACGCTGCTGGGTATCCAGCCGCCCGCAACCACGACTCCGGCTCCGCAGCCTGCGGTCCCCGCTCCGTCCGGCTTCCGGCCGGCAGGGGTTGGTGGCTCCGGTGCGGCTCCGGCAAAACCTTCCAACATCTGGGTCCAAATGGCTGAAGAGTCTGAGGACTGAAAGGAAACGAAATGCCTGGTATTGCTGGCCTTCGGGGCACTGGGACCACCCAGTGGGCAACCGACGAACGCCCCAAGAACTTCCGTGAGACGATCCTCTGGCGTGACCCGAACGGGATGACGCCGCTCACGGCCCTGATGTCGAAGATGGGGGAGGAGTCGACCGACGATCCGGAGTTCGCTTGGTACGAGGAAGAGCGTCGGCCGATTCGGGTGAAGGTGACTGCAGTCGCCACGACGGGGCAGCTGTCCCTCACCCTTGGCACCTCCGAGGACGCCCACGCACTCGATCTGGTCGCCGGGGATCTGCTGATGGTGGAGGCCCTGGAGGTCGCCTCGACCGGGTACAACTTCGAACTCGTCGAGGTCTCGGCCGATCCGAGCGCGTCGAATGCGATCGCTGTGACTCGGGGTGCGGCCTCGACCACCGCCGCTACCATCGCCACGAATGCCTATCTGCTGAAAGTGGGCTCGGCGTTCGAGGAAGGTGCTGGGTCGCCGAAGTCCGTCCATCGAGCGCCGACGAAGTTCTACAACTACACGCAGATCTTCAAGACCTCGTACAACCACACCGGCACGGCGCTGGCAACCCGGTTCCGCACTGGTGATCCGCTGAAGAACGACAAGAAGCGCCGGATGTTCGACCACTCCGTCGCGCTCGAGCAGGCGGCGCTGTTCGGCACGAGGTACGAGACGACGGGATCGGCGGGGCTACCGAAGCGCTACACGGGCGGGCTGTATTGGGCCCTGACTAGCGCCTACGACGCCACGGCGAAGCCGACGATCAAGATCTGGACCACGACGGCGGTTACGGCGGACGACTTCCTCGATGCGACCTACAAGATGTTCGACTACGGCTACACCGGCGCCGGCAATGAGCGGATCGTCCTGTGCGGCAACGGGTTCCTGAACTACCTGAACAAGATCGCGAAGGGTGACAGCTCCGTCCGGCTCAACAACGAGGGCACGATCAAGTACTTCGGCATGGAGTTGAACAAGTGGACGATCCCGCAGGGGACCTTCTACCTGAAGACCCACCCGCTGATGAACGTCAACACGAGGTTCACCAACGGCGCGTTCTTCATCAACCCCGCCGGGATCAAGTACCGCCCGCTCCGCGGCCGTGACACGACTCCGCAGGACAACATCCAGGCCGTCGATGCTGACCAGAAGAAGGGTCAGTGGCTGACGGAGTGCGGATTCGAGTTCCACCACATGCGCTCGATGATGTACGCTGCGATCCAAGTCTAACACCACCTCCTCCTTGGTTGGTGACTTTGGGGGAGACTTCGGTCTCCCCATTTTTTCGAGGTGCAACGATAACTATGAGAATCTACATCACCGGAATTGCTGGGTTTCTGGGCAGTAACCTCGCGGAGGCGTTGATGCTTCGCGGGCATCAGGTAATGGGGTGTGACAACCTATCTGCGGGCGAGGTCGGCAACATCCCCGACGGGGTCGAGTGGTGGCACAAGCAGGACATCCTCGAGCTCGGGATCAAGCAGGACCTCGCAGGGGTGGATGTGCTCTACCACTGCGCCGCACACCCGCACGAGGGACTGTCAGTGTTCAGCCCGGTGACTATCACGCGGAGCATCTTCGAGATGAGCGTGAGGGTCATCACGGACGCGATCGCGGCTGGGGTGCGCCGGATCGTATTCTGCTCGAGCATGGCTCGCTACGGCGTGGGGCAGTGGCAACCCCCGTTCATCGAGGCGATGGAGCCGAGGCCGCAGGACCCCTACGGGATCGCGAAGGTTGCGGCTGAGGGCGTGCTCCGCACGCTGTGTGAGGTACATGGGGTGGAGTGGGTGATTGCGGTTCCGCATAACATCTACGGCCCTCGTCAGAAGTTCGACGACCCGTTTCGGAATGTCGCTGCGATCATGACAAATCGGATGCTGCAGGGAAAGCGCCCTGTCATCTACGGCGATGGGCAGCAAACCCGTTCGTTCAGCTACGTTGACGACGTGGTGGATACGCTGTGCAAGTTGGCAGTGTCGGTGAATTGCCCGGGAGAAATCTTCAATATCGGCCCGGACGGAAACGAAATCACTATCGAGTGCCTCGCCCGCACGCTCGCTGACATCATCGGGATAGAGCACAACCCGATCTACCTGCCCGCCCGCCCAACCGAGGTCGCGCACGCGCATTGCTCAAGCAAGAAGATCAAGGAGTGGTTCGGGTTCTATCCGCGGACTACGACCCTGACCGGCCTGATGGGGCTTGTCGAGTATATCCGTGCTGCCGGCCCCCGTCCGTTTAACTACTACCTTCCGATCGAGCTTCCGTCCGATCGGATGCCGAGCACCTGGCTTGAGGGGAGGATGTGATGTGGGTCTGTCCGACGTATATGAGGCCGGAGCGCCTCGCGCATCTCGCGATGAGCTGGCACATGATGGAGAAGGGTACACCGCTGGCGGTGCTCGTGTGGGAAGGTGATCCGCGGAAAGAGGACTACTGGGCGATCCAGTGGCCCAAGGGTTGGACCCTGCACGAGGTGCCGGTGAAGATGCTGGGCGAGCGGTTGGAGTGGTGGTTCGCGGAGCACAAGGCGGACGGCTTCTTCGGCTTCATCGCGGACGACATTGTGCTGCGCACCCGGCGAGGTCTCGGCAAGCTCGAGTCCCTCGCGGAGCAGTGGTACCTTTCATACCCGAGCGACTGCGTGCACCGCCACCAGCTCTGCACGCACTTCTGCGTGGGGGGAGAGCTGGCCCGCACTGTCGGAGGGATGATCGTCCCTGGTTTCAAGCACAACTGGCTCGACGTGGCCTGGCGACAGATCGGGCTGAGCACCGGCAGCTTGCGATATGCTGCGGATGTGATCTTCGAGCATCAGCATTGGCTCGTGGGGAAGGCGGAGAAGGACGCGACCTACGCGGAGCTCGCGGAGGAGGACTACACCAACCCCCAGACCGACGCGGGGAAGGCCGATCGAGAGCTGTTCCACAGTCTCCAGGAAAATGGGGTAATGGAGGGGCTCTGCCTGCAGATCGTCCGGAAGCGCCAGCAGCAGTTCGAGCACCCGGTTCTGTGGCAGGAGATGGATCAAGCCCTTGCGGAGGCGTCATGAGTCTCTACGTCGTTGTGCATCCGAACCCGTACTTTCGGCGAGGGGCGTACCTCGAGGACGACCGGGATGGCTTCGTCCAGGAGGTCGTGATGGCCGGGTCACTCCCTTCTGGGTACCGAGGCATCATGGTGCCGTTGAGCGAAGTGCGCGCCTACACGATCCAGGTCCGATCGCGTGGGCTTGACAAGTTCGGTGAGGGTGCCCTACAATGAAGAATCGGGACATAGATGTTCAGGTGTGTGTTCCCTCCAACGGCTATTGGCGGTGCGAGATGGGATACTCGCTGGGAATGCTGATGGCTTATTTTGAGGGGATGCGCGTTCCCGGGGCGAAGTCGCAGCGGCTTGCCGTCTGTCGGGTGGAGACAAGTATGATCGGCGCCTCACGGCAGATCATGGTCAAGAAGGGGTTGCAGCGTGGCTCGAGCCACTTTCTGTTCCTTGACTCCGACATGTCCTTTCCCCGAGACACCCTTCATCGACTCTTGGCCCACCGCAAGCCCTTTGTGGCCGCCAACTGCACCACCAGGGTCGAACCGATCCTTCCAGTGGCGCATGACCTCGCTGGGAATCGACTGGATTCCCGCGGCAAGACCGGCCTGCAGAAGGTCCAACACGTTGGGATGGCTGTGGCCCTGATCGAGGCCGAGTGCTTCCGCAAGACCAAGCCCCCGCACTTCCTGATGGACTGGATTCCCGACGTTCAGAACTACTGCGGCGAGGATGTGTACTGCAGCCAGGTTCTTCAGGCTGCAGGCTACGACAGTTGGGTAGACCACGACCTGTCCCGTGAGATCGGGCATGTTGGCTATCGTACCTACACCCACCAGGATGTGAAGGAGCTTCAAGATGGATGAGAAACCCGTTGTACCGGGTGGACCCTCGACACTGGGCCATGTGGTGCTGCACTTTCCGCTGACTTTCCACTTCGCCGACGGTCGTACCGAGACGCGCCAGTTCGTCGGACGAATCGACTCAGTTAAGCGCATTGAAACCCCGCCTACGAAGGAGACCGACCATGACCATCACAGTTCGTGACGACGCCGAGCGCGCCGCGCTGAACGCGCTGCTCGCGCCGCTCAACGCCGGATCGGGCGACGCGAGCGGCGACTTCCACCTCCTCACCAGCGGCGACGCCGCACTCGCCACGCTCAACCTCTCGGCCACCGCGTTCCAGAACGCGACCACCGTGACGGGCGCCGCGCAGGCGGTGAGCAACAGCATCAGCAACTCGGCCACGCCGACGGCGGGCGACATCGCCAAGGGCCAGCTGCGCGACAGGGCGAACAGCGCCGTGCTCTCGTTCTCGATCAGCGAGTCGGGCGGCGGCGGCGACATGATCGTGGCCGACGTCACCATCCCCGGCGACGCGGTGGCGGTGAGCTGCTCCGGCATCACGGTGACGCTCAACATCACCAACTGATCGGGCGCGGGCGAGAGGAGGGCGGGCGGTGAGGCTGCGCGGGGTGCGGAGCGGGCTCGTGGGGCCGGTGGGGCGGCTCTCGCTCTCTGGCGCGCTGTCGGTCAATCGTCCGGCACCAGCGCCGTCCACCTCTTCATACACCCAGCTTTACGACGGCATCGCCGGGATGCGGGGCGACTCATGGAATGCCGGGATCGCGATTCCGTGGGCCAACGGAGGAACAGGTGATTGGCTTGACGCGAACCAGTCTCCACAAGGGGCAAATGCGTTTGCTTCTCCTGTTGGGCCTACGGCACTCGGACAGTACGACATCTCCGGGGCCGGGATCGTTGCATTGGTTGAGCGGTGGCGCGCGTCCAATCGCGGAGCACTCATCCGCTCTGGCGGGACGTATTTCAGCTTCAACTCTCGCCTAGGGTCAACGCCTCCGACTCTGCGCGTCACAATTGGCGGGGTAACGACAGTTTGCCCGTGCACATGCAGCGGGAGCATTTCCGCTTCACAAGACGCAAGCCCTGCGCTTGCGTTAGGTCAGCAATCGCTGACTATCGAAACCGGCCCTTCCACGATTCTGCAATTCGACCTTTCGGCATTGCCTACTGGCACGATCACGGACGCGAGGATTCGCCTAAACGTCACGGGCATCTATATCTCCGGTAGCTCGTTGAACGTGTACGAGGTCAACACCCCGAGGCTGCTTGTTCTGCCGAGCGATTTCGTCGGACTCGAAACAACCGATACTGGCTTGGTGGATTCTTACGGGGCGCTTGACGCTGGAATCGGCGCAGACAGCGCGGTGCACATGGCCTCTGCTTTTGAGGACGGGTGGGGCGCGCAGTGGTCCGGGCTCGACGGGAAAGCAGAATCGACCGCATACACTTGGCCTGATCGCGCTTGGGCGGGGAATCCGGCCGGTGTATCAAACACGCGGACGAAGTGGCAAGGGAAAGCCGTTGGACGGACGCTGAATGATCCGGCCTTCGGAGGGCGCACGTCGCTGACGTGGTACTACCTGAAGGAAGAAGACTCAGTCCTTGATACGGTAGACAGTTACGGTTCCCGTGATGGATTGGAGATGACCAACCGCTTTGTCTTGAAGGGCAAGGCAGAGGTTGACGAAGCGTGGTTCCGTTGGACGCTCATCCCGCGCGACAAACCTGTTCCGCTTCAGAACACCAAATTCATGTCGATGCTGGATTTCCGGGCGGGCTATCGCGTTGCAAACGGATCGTTTGAGTCCGTCACCGGGAACGGAGGGAACATCAATCGTGGTTATTGGATGCCGAATTGGTTGCGCCCGAAGCAATCGTACCCGGCAGGCACGACAAGCATCGTGCTTTCCAAGGCACCGCCGAATTGCTGGACTCTGATCTCTAAGGGTGGCGGAGAGAAGTATTACGCTTACATCAACGCAAAGAATCTCGGGTATGACCCGGAGCCGTTTCGCCGCCAACATCGTTTTGACTCTACGCAACGCGGCGGGGAACACATCAAGTCCGACGCGAACGGCGAAGTGGTTATCACCAACATTGAACACAAGATTGCAGAAGGAGTGTGGTCGCCGGGGCTGTTCGAGAACATCACAACGGCAACGCCGGTGCAGCATGATGAATCCAAGCCGGAGGATTACAGCAGCGCATTTCAGGCGTTGCTCGCAGGCGGTACGGTCAACTTCAAGAACGGCGAATGGGGGTTCTTCTCGGGCGGTTCCGCTCGCTTGACCGCCAAGACGGGCTGGGCGGCTGGGTACGCAGATCCATTGCGAGTCAAAAATGGAGTGAGCGCAGGAGCGGCTTCGATCACCGTCTATCGCGCATACCCGAACACGCTTTCGGTGTTGCGCTCGGGTGATAAGTTCTGGCTCAACAACTACTCGGGTTCCACGAATCCGACGCAGTTCACGTACTCCGGCCCGGATCTGAATGCAGATGCAAATGGCGAGTTTGTTGTTGCGATGGCGAATTGCTCGCCGTCGCTCACGATGAGCGTTGGGGCGGACACTTATTTCGATTGCGGCATCGCGCACAAACGGTGCTACGACGCGATTCCGCAACCGTACAAAGACCTCTGGCCGCTCGGGATTTACCTTTACCCGATGGACATTGAGGCAACCTCTACTACACCTCTCCTGCTCGGGTCACACTCGTCCGGCTTCCCGCTTCTCAAAGCGGACGAAACGTATGACGTAGAAATCGGGATCAAGCTCAACACGGTGACGGGGCCTTACGACGCCTATGGCAACGGCGTGCCTGTTGCAGATGGTGAGTTGTGGGGCGAAGTCAATGGGGTGCGCTGCCTGCACGCCACCGGACTAAAGTTGCGCGGTCATCCTGACATCAAGGTGTCCGGCGTTTTGTGCGATACGACCCTCGGGGGCCGTGAGTATCCACGATCCCCGACCGGAATGGGCGCAACGATGGGGCCTTATGTCGTGGCGACGCAGCGCGTTGGTCCGATGAAGAAGGCGGCGCGTCCGCAGTGGCTAGAAAACCTGCCGACATATACGCACTACTTCATCCCAAACTCGGACATGATCACCCACCTCGATCGCCAGCCGTGGATTGATGCGGGGATGCTCAGTCCGACTGGCGGTCACAACGGATTCGGCTACCCATACAGCCGTATCGGATTCTCCGGCGGCGCTGCGCGTCAGGAGGGCGCGTGGCTCATGTCCCACGGCAACGCCGGCCCGATGGGAGGCGCTCCCGGAGTTGCAACTCGATGCGTTGACGTGATCGGGATCAGCTTGCTTGCCGAGACTCCGAGATGGGAGGTTCTCGTTCCGCCGGTCAGTTTCAAACGGCATTGGTATCGCGGCGAGTTTCAGTCGGGGCTAAACGTGATTACGGGTCAATGGGAGGGCGGCTTAAATGGCTGCCCTATGGACCCGCTTGATCCTACAAGGCGCTGGAATCAGTTGCGGTATCTCTCGGACACCGACCTTCTCAATTCGATGTCCGATCCGCCCATGCCTGCTGTTCGCACCAACCCGAACACCGGGCAGATCGCTGGACTCGGAGACACGCCGAACTCAGGGCACGTCTATCAGTGCAACCAGTTTATCGATGCGCGAGACACGTACATTCGATTTGGCTGTGGAAACCTTCAGGAAGGTGACGAGGGGCACAGTCAGTATTTCGACTCGTGGACGTGGGCTGACAAGCGATGGGTGAAAAAAGGGTTCGGGCGGATGATGTATACGCTTGATCTCGAATCAAGACCGCTCGATGCTGGACAGGGCATCCCGCTTGATGCTTGGTGGACGTGTCAGGACATTCTGTCCGGCGACGTTTACTACATGATTTTGCACGCGCCTACGCTTTCAAAGCGCGTCATTCGTTGGAATCAGGCATCGCTGACGCAGACCGATATGGGCGAGCCGGTGATTTCCGGTGTTGATTTCCACCAAGGTTCGTGCGCAATTGACCCGATCAACAAGCGGCTCGTCCGTTGGGGGATGATCAACGGCACGACAATGGGGCTCGTAGAGTACGACGTGAGCGGCACAACGATGGTCAAGACGCACACCGGAGCGGGTGTTTGCTCCGGACCGTATGTGTCGATCTTGCAAGACCCGATCATTATTGGATCGCCGTCAGGTGGAAGCGGGCTTTCGATCATCTTCTCCCGCCTCCTAAACAAGTACGTCATCTTCAAGGCGGACGGCGAGTTTTACACCGTCGAACGCACTGCGCCTGGCACGTTCTACGTTGATCGTCTGCCTGTGGCCGATGCAGCGGTGCCTTACGTCAATGCCAACGGAACCAGCAAGCGGAGACCAAGGACTGACGCTTTGGACGTGACGGTTGGCGTCTCGAACAGGATCGCGGAATTTTATGATGCGGGAATAATCGGGTACATCCTGAGCGGCGCAGATGCGGTCGGATTGGTGAAACTGAGGTAACAAAATGGCGATTAAAGCGCTTTTCACTGCAGAGCAAGGGGTTAATACCTCTGCGTTTGTGACGCTGGGCGGAAGTTGTTCGTACAACACTTCCGCGCCGATCTCCGGAACGCGCGACATTCTCGTAAATCCTACTGGATCGAATACGGGCTACTGTACGTTTGGGGCTCTTGGAGAAACGTCAGGAACGTGGAAAGGGTATCTCGGCCCTGTCTGTGCGACGACCTACGTTTCGTTTAAGGTCAAGATGGTTTCCTTGCCCTCGGCGACAGAGCGCCTTGTCAGGCTGCTTGATTATCAAGGTGGCGTCGGCAAAGCAATCATCTGGATTCGCAGCGACGGGAAGCTTGAATTAGTCGATGGTACGGGAACTTCACGCGGCACTTCTACATCGGCGCTTTCCACCGGCACGACTTACCGAATCGACTTCACCGTTCCGTCCGCGTCTGGCGTTGGATCTTTGCGGATCAACGAGTCCGTTGAAATCACAACCGGGACGGAAAATTGGGGCGGAGCGGACGGATGCTATTTGATCCTTGGCAAAAACGTTGACACCAACGGGTCTGGTTACACCGCGCAGTTTGACGATGTGGTGATCAGTAATTCTGCCTATGCCCCTTCAAACTACGCTATCGCGCACGTCAACCCCGATTCGGACGTGAGCGGTTCGTGGACGTGCAGCACGGGTTCAGATCGCTATGCGCTCGTGGATGATCTGCCGTGGAGCGGAGCGGACTACATCACGTCCAACGCGGCAGGTTCGCAGCAGTTGATGGGGATGGAAAGCGCGGCGGCGGCCGGAGTGTCCGGCACGATTTCCGCTGTTCTCGGGCAGTGGTACGCGCGTCAGGACACGTCAGCCTCGTCTTGGTCGCCGCAGATTAAATCTGGTGGGACAACCGTTACTGCAACCGCAAGCGACCCCGGTACTGCGGCGCATTACACGCATGTCATGGAAACTGATCCCAACACGTCGTCAGCTTGGACAACGGGCGGGATTGACGCACTTCAGATCGGCGGCATTGACGATGCCGGATCGTCGGCTCGCGTTGTGCTTATGGCCTGCGGTGTGATGGTGCTGTATGCGCCTTCCGCCTCCGACACCGAAGCGCCCACCGTCCCTGGCGGCCTCGCCGTCTCCTCGCGCACGCGCAGCACGCTCACGTGGGGGTGGTCGGCTTCGAGCGACAACGTAGGTGTCACCGGCTACGAAGTCTCTGAGAACGACGGCACGGCGATCGACAAGGGCAACACGCTCTCGCACACCAAGAGCGGGCTCGCCGACGGCACCAGCGTGAACCTCAAGGTGCGCGCGTACGACGCCGCCGGCAACCGCTCGAGCTACTCGGCCAACGTGCAGGGCACGAGCTACGTCGGCAAGTGGGTGGTGCCGGCCAACGCCGCGCCGAGCACCAGCGCGCGGATGATCGTGATGGCCACGGGCACCAACCCCGCCACCGTCGCGCAGGAGGGCGCGGTTACCGCGGACGCGAACGGCGACTTCAAGCTGAACGACACCACCGCCGCCGCGCTCGACGTGCAGCGCCTGGCGGTCGTGCACGCCTACGGGGGCATCCCCGCCAACAGCTTCAACGCCGCCGTCGGCGTGGCCACCCTGACCGGCGAATAGGAGCGCGCGCACCGTGGCGAACGAGGCCCTCTGGGGCGAAGAGTGGAGCGGGTCGAGCGCCAACTGGGACGCCGACTGGGGCGAGCCCGCGTTCGCGCTCGGCGCCGTGTCGCTCGCGCTCTCGGGCTCTGCGACGCTCACCGGGACCATCACTTTCCCGAGTGGGTTTGCCCTCGGCAACCTCTCGCTTGCGATGACCGGCACGCCGGGGATGGCAGGCGACCCCGGCGCATCGCTTTCGGACTTCGACCTTGATGCGCCTGCCGAGCTTCCGTTGGTAGGACATCTTGGAGTTGCGGGGGCGTTGGAGTACTACGGTGGTGCACTTTTTTCTCTTGGGACGGTGTCACTCGATTTAACTGGATATTCTGGAGTCGTTGGTGCTCTTGGACGCGAGATTGGGGTTAATCTCGGCGCACTGACACTTCCCCTCGGGGGACACACTGGCCTGCAAGCAGGGTTGCTTGTCCCCTTTGCCCTTGGTAACCTGACGTTGGATATGTCTGGGGCGCTCACGGTTGCTGGCGAACCCTACATTGCGTGGGAACTGGGGGCAGTGTCGCTTGCCCTAGCTGGAACCTTGCGTACAGACTTTGCTGTTGTCTACGTTAAGAACCCCGACATTCTTCCAGATGATGTCTTTGGCGGGTGGACCCCGACGGCGCAACCTGCAGGAACTTGGACTTCTGAGTCCCCCGTGGATAGGACGGACAATGAAACTGACTGATGCTATTTCCCTGATGAAGGGCCGCTTCGGGAATCGGACTGATCCGGAGTTCGAGGCGCAACTCCGATTGGAAATGCAGTTGGCTCAGGACAATCTGGAAGGACTTTCGTTCCTGCCACACTTCCTGGTGAATGAGGAGTTGTCCTGTCTCACCCTTGTAGAGGATGAACGGGTTCCACTGCCCAAGGACTTTATCAAGGAGTACGACGCCGAGGCCTCGGGGTTGTTTATCGTACTTGAGGGGGTGCGGAAACGGCTGGAGAAACTTCCCCCGGTGGAATTGTTGACAAAATACCCGGAGGAAAATACCTTCGGCACACCAGCTGCCTACACGTTGACGGGGAACTACCTGCGCGTCCGGCCAGTCCCGGATCAGCGGTATCAGTTGCTGATGATTTGCTATCAGAAGGATTCTCCTGTGGAGTCGGTAGTGGAGAACGACTGGCTCAAGTATGAGCCGGAGTTGCTGCTTAGCTACACAGGGGAGTCGTTGGCAACGTTTCTGCAGGATGAAAAGCGAGCAACGATGTTCGGGGAGCGGGCGAAGGCGGCTCTCGAACGGATGCGCGTAGCGATTGTCGAGCGGGGGGAAGCTGGCAAGGTCAACACGATGGGAGAGGGGAACTAGATGGCCATCGAAGCAGCAACGAGTATCGCCTCGCTGGTCCCGGCGTATCCGGGGTACCTGGACGAGAAAAAAGAGGGCGACGACCATATCCGGCTGTTGAAGTCGGTATTGCAGGCCTGCTTTCCGGCGGTTGGGGGGCAACTTGGTCGGGCGGTCTCAAAGTCCGGAGCCTTCAGCCCATCCGCAACAACCGAGAACTTCGTCATTTTTGAGTGCACTGGGGACTTGATTTGCACCCTGCCGACTTCGTCGCTGACAAACGGGTTGCAGTTTGGGTTCAAGGTGGCAGCGGGGGGCTGTGTCCAGGTTATGGACGGCAGCACCTCACTGGCCTTGTTTGTTAGTGGGGATTTCGCCGTTGTCCGCTATGACGGGGCAGCCTGGAAATTCGAGATTCTCAACCAGCGGGAGGCCTCGGGGACTTTCGTCGAGACACCGCTCTCGCTGTCGGCGGAGCAGTACGTCCTGGCCCACGGTGGAACGATCGGGTCGAACAGTTCTAGTGCTACCTTTACCGGCGCCCGGTATAAGCGGCTATTCTCCCTCTTGTGGGCCGTATCGCAACTGGAGTTGCAGAACTCCGGTGGCGGCGCAGTTATTCGTAGTGCGGACTGGTCCACGGACTGGAACATTGCAAGGCGACTCGTACTGCCCGATGGTCGTGGACGGGTGCTGGCCGGGATTGATAGCGGTGCGGGTCGGTTGGTCTCGTATGTACCGGGAACGCTGTTGGCAGCCGGGGGTTCGGAATACCTCATGAGCCATACACACGCGGCTTCGAGTGCGACGGCCCTGACTCCCCACTCGCATAGCTTTGCCGCCAGCGACAACTTCAACACGAGCAGTGTGAGTGTAGACCACTCACACGGGGTGTCGATCACGTCGCAGAATGAGAATGCGACGCACTACCATGGGATTAGTCTTCTTACCGGGAATGAAAACGCAGAGCATACTCATGGTGGAGTTCCCCCGACGAACTTCGGAGCGAGTAATTTCAGTGCCGGTTCAACTCTTGCCGGAGCGAGTGGGGGAACTGTTAGCACCGGAGCACAACAAGCCAACCATCAACACGCGGTTTCTGGAAACTCTGGGACGGAAAGTTCCAATCACCAGCACGTTGTTTCGGGGACTACCGCGCTGATGTCGGCCTCGATCACTGCGACCCACAGTCACATTACGACGGTCTCGCTCAGCGGTACGAGCGGCACCGCAGACCAAGCTCACTCGCACACCGTAACGATTGTTGCGGAGGGAGCTGGCTCCCAGGGCAACGTGCAGCCGACCTTGATGGTCAATCGTTACCTTCGGCTATGATCGTCCCCTTCAACAGCCCCGGCGGACAGGGGCTCAACTTTGACCTGCCCCCGCACGAGCTGTCGCTCGGGATTTGGAGCGCCGGGCGGAATGTGCGGTTTGTTGGGGGCTCGATTGAGCGGACGAAGGGATCGGCGGAGGTTTCAACGCCGAGTGTGGCACCGTACTTCTCGATGTTCCAGCGGACAGAGTCGTATAACTATTGGGTCTATGCGGGGCTGGCGAAGGTTTACTGCTACGACGGGACGAGCCACACGAACATCACGAGGCAGACGCTAGGGACGGATGTTGACTACACTGCGAGTGCGTCGACTCCCTGGAACGGTGGGGTGTTCGGTGGGCTGATGATCCTGAACAACGGGGTCGATGATCCGCAGTACTGGAGCCCCCCCTCGGCCGCAACGAAGCTGATGGCACTGCCGAACTGGCCCGCGTCGACCAAGGCCCGAGTGGTCAAACCCTACAAGAACTACCTCGTCGCCCTCGATGTGACGAAGTCCTCGACCCGGTATCCGCACCTGGTGAAGTGGAGCCACTCCGCGGAGCCGGGGTCGGTGCCGGACTCGTGGGACCCGACGGATACTGCGAAGGATGCGGGGGAGTACCCGTTGGGCGAGACCCTCGACCCGGTGGTGGATCAGTTCCCACAGCGCGACACAAACGTCGTCTACAAGAACAACTCCACCTGGGGCATGGCCTATGTCGGTGGAGTGGAGGTGTTTCGGTTCTACCGGATGTTCAGCCAATTCGGTGCGCTCGCGCAGGACTGCGTAGCGGTGCTGCCGGATGGCAGCCATGTGGTCTACACAGGGGACGATCTGTTGCTGCACGATGGGCAGACAGTAAAGTCCCTGATCACGGACCGAGCGGTAAAGGCGTTGGTGGCGACGGTCGACTCGACCAACTACGCGAGGTCGTTCGTTTACTATCTGCCGCTGCAGCGGGAAGTGTGGGCCTGCATCCCGACCGGAGGGGCGACCCTTCCGAACTTCGCCCTGATCTGGCGCCCCTACAACAACACGCTGGGGGTGAGGGATCTGCCGAATGTCTCGCACATTGGGTTTGGCTTTGTGACGGCGGCGGGAGCGGTGGATGTCTGGGAGGGAGACACCCAGCCGTGGGAAGGGGACAGCTCGGTCTGGGGACAGACGAATGCTAATCCGGCCTTCCAGCAAGGACTGATGTCCATTCCCGGCACCACCCAGTGGGCGAAAGTGGATGTCGGGGCGACGGAGCTCGGGACGGCCTACGAGAGCTACATTGAGCGACTCGGCCTCGGCATTCCCGTCCGCGAGCCGACTCCGCCGGACTTCACCTCGCTCAAGCTGATGAAGCGCGTCTGGCCGCGGGTGGAGGGGACGACTGGCGACTTGATGGAGGTGATGTGCGGGTCGCAGGATACGATCAATGGGCCAGTGACCTGGAAGCAGACTCGGCAGTTCCGGATCGGTCAGGATCGGCATGTTGACTTCTCCGTGACCGGTCGGCTGTTGGCCCTGCGGTTCCGTTCGACCTCGGCCTTCCTGTGGAAGTGCCATGGGTTTGACTATGAGGTCGAGGAAAGCGGGAAATACTGATGTACGTTCCGACTAAGGCACCGACGGACCCTGCCGCGCTCGCGCGGTATGTTGAGGAACAGTTCCAGCTCATCGCGCAGGCGTTTGCGCGGGGACATGCACGGCAGCTGGACGTGCTGTACGTGGAGCCAGCGAAGCTGTATGACGGACTGATCGCAGTCGCGGACGGGACGGAATGGGATCCTGGTAGTGGCGCCGGAGTCTACGTGAGGGTTGCTGGAAACTGGGAGAAACTGTAATGCCGAAGCTGATGTACGAATACCCTTCCCACGCGAACGTCATCGACTTCGAGACGGGGCAGTGGGAGGATCTGCGGTTTCCTGCGCAGGGGATCAATCCGGCCGGAAGCGCGGCTCCGCCGACAGTCGACGATACGACTGTTCCAGGGACGCTGCTGTTCCGCGGGACGACCGGGAACCATGTGATTGCTGGCGTCGCCCAGATGCCCCATGCGTGGCAGCAGGGCTCGTCGATCCATCCGCACATTCACTGGACCAAAACCGTCGCGGACGCGACGAACAAGTACCCGGTGAAGTGGCAGTTCAAGTACGCGATCGTCAAGATGGGAGCTGTGATTGGGGCGTACTCGGATTGGCAGGATTGTGGCGATCCGGTGCTTGGTGATCTCGCGACGGCGGAGAAGCACAACCTGTCGATGTTCCCCATGATCGACATGACTGGAGTCACGTTCTCCGATATGCTGCTGTGGCAGTTGCAGCGTGACATCTCCGACGACTACGCGGAGAACGTGCGGCTGCTCGAGCTCGATTTCCACTACCAGATCGACTCCATCGGGACGTTGACTGAAGGGATCAAGGAATGAGGGAAGAGACACTCTCGACCACCTGGCGTGGAGAGGAAGCTGACAAGGATCGGGTTTGGTACATCAACCCCGAGGTGGTCGAGTATGTCTGGCCCGAGGCGGAAGAGCTGGTTCGGAAGGCGCTCGATACGGGGTATGGTGAGCTGACTACGGACGACGTCTACGGGTTCCTGCTGGAGTCGCGGATGCAGCTCTTCGTGTACCGGGAAGCAGGGAAAGTCCGCCTCGCAATGGTCACGGAGACAGTGCAGTATCCGCAGTACAAGGCCTGCCGGATCGTTGCGATCGGAGGTTCCAGGTTGGATGCTGCTCGGCCGTTCTGGTCAGACCTTTGTGCCATCATGCACGAGTATGGGGTGGCGAGGATCGAGGCTCTCTGCCACAATAGGATGGCAAGGGCACTTGTGCGGAAGTTCGGATTCGAGCATCGGTACCAGATGGTCGCGTTCGATGTGAAAGGACACTGCAATGCGTGAGATGCTGCACTGGAAGTACCGGCTGTTCGGGCCGGTTTATCGGAAAGGCGGGGGACAGTCCACCACCTCGACCACGACGCAACAGTACTCCCCGGAGGAGGCTGCTCGTCGGACACAGGTGCAGGACGAGGCCGCTCGCATCTACGGGGCGACGAAGGATCAGTTCGCGAGCGCGGGCTACCCTGGGCCGGCGGTCGTTCCGTTCAGCCCCGAAACCCAGCAGTCCCAGCAAATGCTTGCCTCGTATGCGGTGAACGGGGCTCAGCCGCTGGTCAACACTGGCCAGTCCGCCGCGAACTTCGGTCTCTCGGGGGTGCTCGATGTCAACAACAATCCGTCGCTCCAGGGTTATGCGCAATCGCTTGGGTCCACGCTCCTGGGCCAGAATCAGATGGAAAACCTACTGGCTCAGCAGAACCTGGCGAATAACGCCTACCAGCTGGCCACCCAAGGACAGCAAGTCGGGAACATGATCGGGACTGGACTCGGGAACATCGGGGCCGGCCAGAATCAGCTGTTCGGGAACCTCGGTGCGCAGCTCGCGACGGGAGCGCAGGGACTTGGCTCGTCGATGCAGCGGCAGTTCGGGGACCTCAACCTCAACGTCGAGGAGGCGGCACGGCTTGCCGGCCGGAACTTCAGCGATGTCATCATGCCGCAAATCCGCTCGGGATTCATCAACTCCGGACAACTTGGCAGCACTCGTCAAGGCATCGCCGAGGGGGTGGCGGCCGGTAGGGTTGGTCAAGATCTGGCAAGCGCTGTCCGGCAGGCGGGGATGTCGGGCGCGAACAATCTGGGGATCGGGAACCAAACCCTCGCGCAGCAACTCGGACTCGCCGGAGGTCAAGCCGCGAACAACCTGGGCGATGCTACTCGGTCGCTGGGCCAGCAGGCAGGCCAGGCGTATACGGGGCTAGGGATGGGGCTTGGACAGACCGCGAACTCGGTCGCACAGCAGTTCGGCTCGATGCAGCAGGGACAGGCGCTGCGGAACCTCGGGACGCAAGCGCAGATGGCGGGGCTCTACAACAACGCGTACAATCAGGGGCTGAACACGATGTCGAGCACCCTGGGGCAGCTGCCGAATGTGCTTGCGGCGGGGACGTATCCGTCGGCTATGCTGGGGGCGATCGGATCGCAGAACGAGCAGCTCGCGCAGTCGCAGGAGAACGCGGCGGCGCAGCAGCGTGTGTGGGACCTCAACAAAGAGTGGACCCCGCTGCAGAACTACGCCAACATCGTGTATGGTGGCTCGAACCCGATGACGGTCTCGACAAATCAGTATCCTGGGCCGTCCAGTGGACAGACCGCGATGCAGGGGATCGGGTTGCTTGCCTCGATCGCGGGGATGTTCATGTCGGATGTGCGGCTGAAGTCCGACATCAAGCGGCTTGGGCAACTGCCGAGTGGGATCGGGATCTATTCGTATCGACTGCTTGGCCGACCGGAAGTCGGTGTGCTGGCGCAGGAGGTCGAGACGGTTCTGCCGGAGGCGGTGGTCGAGATCAACGGAATCAAGCACGTTAACTACGGGGTGCTGCAATGACTCCTGATATGTTCCTTTCCCTCGCGCAGCAGTACGATCCGGCGCCTTTTGGGAATCTGCTGGATATGCTGGCGAAGAATCAGTTCACGAGCGGCTTCGGGGTGCCGACGGTGCAGGAGCCGGGTGGGTCGAATCCGGCGAACTGGAAACTCGATGCACCTCCGCAGAGCGGTGGGCTGGCCGACATCATCTTCGGTGCGCCGGGAGGGGGTGCGCTGTCGGGGCAGCAATCCCAGGCACAGCCGAAGCCAACCGCTCCGCTGACGGATGAGAACCTCCGGACGCTCGCGGGGATGATGCCGAAGACTCCGGCGTTGATGCCCTTCCCGGGGGCGGGAGCGGCGGGTACCCGCTCGCCGCAGGTGACGATGCAGCAACTCGCGCTGCCGGTGATCCAGAACCCGCGGGCGGTTCCGACACTGGCGCAGATCCTTGGACTGAGGTGAGATCATGGCAGGACTCGCGGATATTCTCGGGCTCAACCCGCAGACCCAGGCCACCGGGCCGACGAACCTCAACGCGGCGAACACTGCGGTAAACGGGCTGCCGCCGGAGTTCCAACCGAAGCCTCCTGCCTCGCAGGAAGAGCTCGCGGCGAGGGTGAACGGGTGGCAGGCGATCCAGCAAAAGATGCAAGATCCGAATGTTGGGCGGGCGCTGATGTTCTTTGGGCAGGCGCTTGGGGTGCCGCTCGCGCCGAACGAGACACCGCTCGGACGGGGACTGCAAGGGATGGGGGTTGGAGTCGGCGCGTACAACCTGGGCCAACTCGCGGAAGAGGAGCAGGCGAAGCGCGGAGCGGAGCTCGAGCGGATTCAGGCCACGACCGATCTCGAGCGGGTACGGACGGATCAGACCAGGGGGCAGGAGTCGCGGGCGCAGGAGCTGCATCCGCAGGAGTTGCAGAAGGCTGCAGCGGAGATTGCCCGACTGGAGGCGATGACTGGGAACGCTAATGCGGAGGCGCGGAAGCGGCAACTCGAGGCGGACATCGTGGAGAAGTACGGGATGACGCAGGCACTTGAGGCGATCAATACGGAGCGGGAACGGCAGCGCTCCTTGAAGGCGTCTGCAGCGTCGTCGTATGCGACAGCAGGGGCAGCGAACGAGACGATGCTGGCTCGTAGGCAGGAACGGCTGGCGATCGCCGGGCTTCCGACGGCGGACGATCTACGGGTAAATCCAGAGTCGATGACCCCGCAGCAGGAGTTCTACACGAGCACCGGACGGTTTGCGAAGCCGACTTCCGGCGGCACCGCGGCCGAAGTGCAACGCGCGCAGGAGTACGCGAGGCAGTGGAAAGTTGCGAATCCGAAGGGGGCGCAGGAGTCGGAGGAGCAATACAACCAGCGGCAAGCGCGTGCGACGCAGGAGTTCATGGACTCGAAGAAGGGGCTCAATCCGAGGGATCGGTATCTGGCCTTCCTGCGCGACACGATGAAGGAAGACTCCGACGCAACCTGGCAAGAGTTCCAGCGGATCGAGCGGAGGTTCGGGGAAGGCGGGGATGTGAGCCCCGGCGCCGTCGAAATGGTCTGGGACCCGAAGCAGCGCAAGTACGTTCCGAAGCCAACGAAGTAGTTTCAAGACGCCCGAAAGGAGTCTACTGTGCCGAAAACGGTATCCGCCGAGGGGCGGCTGTATTCCTTCCCCGACGATGCGACGGATGATCAGATCTCCGAAGCCCTCACGCAATTCCGCGAGGCCTCGTTCGGGGAATCGCTAGCCTCGGTGCCGGGGAGGGTTGTTCCGGCCGCGAAAGAGGCAGCAATCAACTTCCAACGGATGCTCGTTGAGCCCGGACTGCAGTCGATGCAGGAAGGCGGGATGGCGGAGCAAGCGGCGAAGTATCCCGAGTCGCCCGCGGGGCAGGAATACCTCAAGCAGCAGAACGAAGCGGCGGGGCTGAAACCGCTCGCGGAACAGGCAGCAGCGGAGACAGCCGCGGCACGTCCGGCGGGGCAGGAAGGCTTCTGGGGTGGTGTAGTCGGAAGCATTGCAGAGAGTGCTCCGTCCACGATTGCTGGTCTAGGGGTGGCTGCGCTGACGAAGAGCCCGGCGTTGGGACTAGCGGTGGGTCTCGGTGGTGGCGGAGCGATGCAGGCCGGAGCGACCTACGGGGAGGCAGAACGGCTGACCGGGGATGCCCGAGCGGCGGGGCGTGCGGCAGGCTTTGCTGGGGTGACGGAGGGGGCACTCGAGATGCTCCCGATGAAGGTCATGATGCGAACCGGACCGAAACTGCTACAACGAGCAGCGGAAGTAATGGGCGCGGAGGCACTGCAGGAATTCATTACCCAGGCAATTCAGACAACGGACGCAAAGTACAGCTATGATCCGTCGCTGTCTTGGGAAGATGTGCTGGTAAGCTCGCTGCAGGCGGGCCTTGCGGGGGCGCTTGGTGGGACGATCTACGCCCCGCTCGGCCACCTCACCGCGAAGCAGCGGGCAGCCCAGCGGGTCTATGACTCGATCCCGCCCAGCGTTAAGAACGCCCTCGAAGAGCGGGATGCGGCGAGGGAACTGCGTCGGATGGGGCAGCCGGCGACGGTGCCGCAGACGCCGGTTGAGCAGGTGCTGCAGGGCCAGGCAGTCGCCGAGACCGTCTCGGAGCAACGAGCACGGGAGATCGCGGATCAGCAACTGGGGGCGGAGCGGAGCCTGGACGAGATCCTGGCGACGATCCCGGTGGACGAAACTCCGGCCACCCCGACGGAGCTGCATCAGCAGGCGAAGCAGATCGAGGAAACGCCAGAGGTCGCAACCCCGTCGATGGCTCCGATCGTTGACCAGCTGCGGGATGCGCAGCAGCGAGTCCAAGACGCCTACCATCCGACCCAGCCGAAGAAGGTCGGGGAGAACCCGAACGACGGGGTTGATCCGCTGAAGCAGTCGATCGCGATCAGCTCGGTGCCGGAGATGGTAAATCGCCCGGTGGGAAGTGTGGAGTTTACCCCGGGCACTCACGTTGTCGGCACTCTCGGAGACACGTTCGGGCGAAGCCCGCTGGCGATGACCGCGCTGGTGGACGTGATCGAGGCGTTCCGCAAGGTGGTGATGCCGGATCGGGCTGTGTTCATTGGGACGCAGAGCCTCGGACGGGGAGTAAATGGGGTCCACATCAACCTCGGCCCGCAGGCGTTCTACATTGTCCCGAAGGAACTGCCGGGGTTCGAACGGCAGACCTCGCGGAACCCGGACGGCTCGTTCCGGATCAACTTCAACTCGAACGCGACGTTCAGCCGGCTGCTGCAGTGGCAGAACACCGCGATGCACGAGTTCGGCCATGCGTTCCTCGTGGAGTCGCTGTTTCAAAACCTGACCGACCCGATGGAGCGGAATCAAGCGCACTTGATGGCGCACCAGCTCGGGCCGGAAATCCTCAGCAAGATGTCGCCAGAAGCCGGGGCGGTTGTGCTGGAGTACCAGGAGCGCTATGCCCGACTGATGGGTGGGCAGATGACCCTCGCGGAGTTCCGGAACGAGTGGGCCGCTCCGGCCAAGGCGATGCAGCAAACCCTCGCCTCGCGGGAGATCACGGAGCAGCTCATTCGGGAAGGGTATGATACGAAGTCGGCAAAGGCGGAGGGAGCCCGCCGTGCGACAGAGGCGATGCCCGCGCTGCAGTACCTGATGATGATGGCGAAGATGGCGCAGGGCTCGGCCTCGACCCCGGAGCAGAACCGCGAGTGGGTGCAGCAGCACATCGCCAGCATCAATGAGTATATGTCGGAGCAGCTCGCGCGGTATGCGTTCCTGCGGAACGTGCCGGAGACAGCGCCGAGATCGCAGGGGTTCTGGAGATCGGCGGTCGAGGCCTTCCGCCGGATGTACGTCATGCTCAAGACGGACGGTGTGCAGGTCACGATGCCGGTCTGGGACAAGCAGACGAAGAGCTATCTGCCGATGGGGGCGCCGGTCAAGGATACGCAGGGCAACCCCCTTGTGGTCAAGCTGAAGCCAGGGGTGAAGTTCGAGGAGTGGCTGACGGGATACCTCGCAGCGAAGAGCCCGGGGTTCGTGTCGCAGCTCGAACTGAAGCCCGCGCAGGCGAAGCCGAAGAAGGGCAAGCCGGTGGTGGCGGAGCCGGTGCTGACGAAGGAGGAGCAGCTCGCGGCGGCGCTGCAGGAATCGGCGACACGGGAGGAGCTGCAGGGGGAGCGGAACAAGAAGTGGGCGATCGCGCAGATCAAGGCGGTTGATCCGACTTTCGGGCCGAAGCATCGGGACTTCAAGATGCTCGTCGATTGGATTAACAGCGGGTACTGGGACGACGTTGCGGCCTACATAGGGGAGAAGATTGGGAAGGATGTGCACTTTGACCTGTCGACGGAGGAGCGGGATCGGCTGGCGGAGCTCGGAGTGGGGTACGTCGAGCACGCGGGAGCGACCGAGCGAAAAATTCTGGGGTATCAGGCAAGCCCGACTCTGACCGAGGAAGACGCGCTTCGTCCGGAGGTTCGGGCGTATGCGACCCGGCTGTGGGCTGAGCAGGGCACGAAGAGCCCATTCTTCAAGGGGTGGTTCGGGGATTGGGAAGCCGATCCGCAGGGCAGTAGCAAGGTCCGCTCTGGTATGCTCTTTCCGCGGGAGGCCCAGGTTGGGTCGATCTCTGTGCTGAGTTCGGGAAGCGTGCCGTTGCAGGTGTTTCACGGGACGCGAGCGGACTATGAAATGTTTAAGAAGAGTGAAGATATCGGGTTCCACTTTGGGTCGCTGCGGGCGGCGCATAATCGGCTGGCGCAGACACAGTTTCAAACCCTGGCGGCGGCACAGGACTGGTTCGAAACGCAGGGGAAGGTGCTGAAGAAGGCGACGGTGAGTACCGCAGGACAGGCCTTTACGGTGGACCCAATAACCTTGAAGCTGGTATACCTCGGCGAAGCGACCGACTCGCTAAAAGCCAACATCATCCCCGCGTTCCTCAACCTGCGGAATCCGCTGTGGGTAGGGGTAGAAGAGGCCTATATGTGGCAGAGCCCCGCGGGGATGATCAAGTTCCTCGAGACGCGCGGGGTGATTACGCCGCAAGAAAGTAGTACCCTGTATGATCAAGTAACCATCGTAATCGACTATGTGCTGGGGGGGCCTAGTCCGGTTAACAACTATGAGATTTTCGTCCCAATCCGCCAGTTTCTCGAACAGCGGGGGCACGACGGGCTTGTCTACCTGAACCTGGTCGAGGGCGACATCTCGTGGGTTGCCTTTCGGCCGGAGCAGGTCAAGTCGTCGAAGTCCATGACGTACAGCGACTCCCCGAAGATGCACCTCGACGTCAACACCGATCCGGATTTCGAGCAGGCAACCGCCGATGGCTCCGCGAAGATCTCGGTGCTGCGGGCCTGGAAGGATGGGGGGATCGCTCGAAAGGCGCTGCGGTGGTTCGACAAGATCGCGGATCACACGCTGCAGCTACAGCAGAAGGCATGGATGCACCCGGAGGTGCCGGGGCTCAGCTCGTTCACGACGGATCTGATGTCCTACACGCGCCATGCGGCGCCGCTGCACAAGCAGGCCCAGAACTTCCTCCAGGCGATGGGGAAACTGCCGAAGGAGCACGCGGCGAGGCTGGAGCGGGCGCTGGCGGAGCACTTCGTCGGGGGAGAGTGGATGGTGGACTGGCAGCCCCGGCAGGGGGCAAGCCGGTTCGCGGGGCTCGAGCAGCGCACCGCGATCCCGACGGAGCAGACGAAGCTGTTTCTGGAGAGGCTCGGGATCACGGACGAGACAGATGCGGGCAGGACGACGGCGAAGCTGTTCGTGGAGGCGGTGCAGCTCTTCGATGACTACTACTTCCACACCGCGCACGCGCTGGCCGGCCGCATCCCCGCGAGGTTCTCGAAGTATGAGGCCCAGGTCCTCGAATACAACGCGCTCAACCGGCAGATGGCGGAGTTGCGGAGCGTGCCGTTTCTGCCGCAGGCGTGGTTCGGGAACTATGTTGCGCTGGTCTACGCGATGGTGCCGGATCAGGAGGGTGAACTTGTCCGAACCCTCGTGCGGAAGGAGGCGTTCGAGTCGAGGGAGGAGTACGAGAAGCGGGTGCCGGAGCTGGTACGGAAGCACGGAGTCGGGAACGTTGAGTTCCAGGAAGTCCCCGACCGAGTCGCGGTGCTGATGAACCTGCCGCTCGAGTTCTTCGAGGACGCAGTCCGGGAGATGGTGCTGTCGGAAGAGGACGCGGAGAAGCTGCGGAACTTGATGTTGCCGGGGAAGAAGGACAAGCTGCTCGCGCGGTTCAAGGAATCGTATTCGGTCCAGGGTGGGTCGAAGAACCTTCAGCGGGTGATCGCAAGCTTCACGTGGCACCAGGCGAACGCGATCGCGAAGTTTCGGTATAACTGGATGTTGCAGCAGGATCTGAACGATATCCGCTCGCAGATCAATGCGTTTGAGAAGCTCGCCGGGATCACCCCGGAGCAGGTCGCGCAGAAGACCGAGATCGAACGGCTGCTGGAGTTCGCGCGGGAGACGAAGGACTATGTGATGAGTCCGTCGCACGAGCTACACGTGCTCCGGGCGATCGTCAGCACGGGGTTCCTCGCCTTCAATGTCAAGACGGCGCTGCTGAATCTGAACGGAATGATGACGACTTGGGTTGATGCGACGACCCGGCTGGGAGTGGCGCGAGGGACGGCGGAGACGGTGAAGGCAATGGCGGCACTCCGTTCGGCCTGGCTCAACCCGGAGAAGATCATGCAGGCGAGGCTTGAGGTGCAGCGGGCGGAAGCCGCCGGCACGCAGCCGAGCGAAGCGCAGCTCCGGGCGGTCGAGGAGAGTGAGGCCCTGATGCGGGCGATCCGCGAGGGGGTGGTGGATCAGTCGTATGCGTACTACCTCGCGAGCCAGGCGAACGCAGGTGGCACCTCCCGGATGTATGAGAGGATGCCGGGGGCAGTCGGGACCGCAATGCAGGGGGTGAAGGAAGCCTTCATGCACTACGGGATGATGCCGTTCGCCTGGACCGAAAACATGGCGAGGATGACGACGTTCTTGTTGCAGTATCGGATGCACCGGGAGATGGGGGAATCAGTCAACGAGTCCTTCCTCAACGCGGCCCAGCAGACCAGCCTACTGCAGAACGACTACACGACGGTCAACCGGCCGAAGCTGCTCCGCGGGAACAAGTCGATCCTGTTCATCTTCGCGCAGTGGACCCAGCATATGGCCTGGCACGCGTGGGGAGGGTATGAGCGGGGACTGCGAGCACAGATCAAGTTCGCGAACGAGGAGAATGCGGAGCTGGGTGGGAAGCAGATCCCGCTGCCGAAGCTGTACCAGAGCTACACCCTGCGGATCAATCTGCTGATGTTGTTGCTGGCCGGGCTCGAGGGACTGCCGGGTGCGGAGAACCTGTTCGATCTGCTGGACATCCTGTGGCGGAAGATGTTCGGGAAGACCGCTCGGCAGGACGCGAGGGAGTTTGTCAAGGAGACCCTCGAGGTTGACCCGGCGCTGGTGATGCACGGACTGGGGCATGGGAAGGTCCTGCCAGGCTATGATATCAGCCGGTCGATTGGCCTCGGCCGGATCATCCCAGGGACGGACAAGCTGTTCAGCTCCGGCAAGCCCCTGCAGGATCTCGGGGCGTTTGTGCTGGACTGGATGGGGCCGCTCGGAGGGTTTGTGAAGGCGGTGTGGACTGGGATGTACGGGGTGCCGAATGAGGGGATGGCCCCGCGCGAGCTCGCCTCGCGGATGCCGGGAGCCGCTGGCAGTGCGGCGACGGCCTATCGCTGGGCCGCGGAGGGAGGAGTGCGCGGACCCGGAGAGGGCGTGATCTACAAGCCAACCCCGACGGAGATCCTGATGCGGGGACTTGGGTTCCAGCCGGTTGGTCCCTCGGTTGAGCGGGAGATCCGGTTCGAGCAGTTCGTCACGCGGGAGTACTGGATGGCGCAACAGCGCCAGATCACGGAGGCCTACTTCAAGGCGAGGATCTACGACGACCGAGAAGGGCAGGCGGATGTGAAGAAGATGATCGAGCGCTATAACAGCCGGGTGCCGGATGCGAGGCTCAAGATCACTCCGAAGGTTCTTCGGGATTCGTTTGAGGCTCGTCGTCGGACGATGCAACAGGAAACCGCGGCACAACCGGGACAGCGGAAATATCGCAATACCTACCGGGAGGTAGAGGAGTCCTTCCGCGCTCCGAAGGAGTGAGGGTACAGGCCGTGTTGCGCTCGCACAGCAGGGCACCGGCCCGGTACTTGGCGCGCCAGAACTGGACCGCGCGTTTGGTCATTTCGAGATCCTCCGCGATGTAGCGGGAATCCCAGCGGTCGTGTTCCCGGAAGAACGAGTGGGGGCAGCAATAGCCCTCCAGCCGGATGCGGGATACGAGGCGTTGCCATTTCTTAGCCATTGACGACGTTCCTTACGACGAGGACTTCGTTCTCCCGGTAGACGATCCGGGCCATCCCGCTGGCACATACACCGGCGAGGGCCTCGTCGAACTCGCGGATCGTGACGGAGTGCATCATCCGGCGGAACAGCGTCTCCTTCGGGATGGGGTAGCCGTCGAGCCGGTCGAGGATCTCCGCGGTCGCCTTCGTCACCTCGGACTTGCCGATCCGGGCAAACACCTTGTGCATGTCCGGTTCGATCGAGGACAGCATGGCCTCGGCGTGCTGGAGGTGGTGGGGCTCGATCAGGAGGGTGTTGCCCTGGCTTGCGGAGAGGATCATCGCGAGCTTGTGGAGGTGGGTCTGCTTGCGAGAGAGGTAGTTGGCGAACTGCTCCGTGTCGAGCCCCTCGCGGCCTTTCTGCCAGTGGTCAGTGTACCACGTCCGGCCCCACTCGCGGGCGGGCTCCGATATCTGGAACTCCCCGCACAGGGTGGACATTTCCTCGAGGTCGTGGACCAAGCTCGAGCGGAGATCGCCAAACTCGGCTGGGACGGCTTCATCGACGTAGGGGACGAATTGGCGCTTCTTGTCGGTGTAGATGAAAACGCAGCGGGACACGAAGCCCCCGCCGATCATATACTCCGGGACGTTCTCGGCGATCCAGCTCGGCGTGGTGCAGCCGATGATGTTGATCCAGGGGTTTTGAATGGTGTCATTCCCGGACATCTTGGTTTGCTTGCGGAATGTGCCTTTCTTGCCATCCCACAGCGACACGAGCACGTCGATCATCTCGCGGTCGTTCGGGTTGAGGAAGGTGCCGAGCTCGTCGCTTGAGATGGTGAGGGAGGACATGGTCTCCCAGTCGCCGGAGGGCAGTTGGAAGGACTCCGCCGACTCCGCGAACGAGGTCACCAGCGACTGCCAGGTCACCACATCCGGCCCGAAGCGGATGTCGGGGATCTGCCGGAGCAGGTTCATCCCGATGTTCGCGGTGGTGGACTTCGAGACAACTCCTGGAGGGGCGACGAGGATGATGTAGAAGTTCGGTACCCAAGTGAAGAACCGCTGATCGATCCAGACCCGGCGGCGCAAGGCGCCCGCGATGGCACTGACCCCGGTCCAAAAGATCATCTTCAGCGGAGCTTCCCCATAGCTCCCGAACTCGACGAAGGATTTGAGCCAGTCCTGACAACGACGCAAGGTGGACTCCGTTATGCCCGGGGGGAACCCATAGGATTCCCCCGGTTGTTATTCCCAACTGTCGTCTTGACAGTCACCCCACGAGACCCCGGAGGACTTGATACCCCAGGGGATGGTTAACGGATCAGGGTATGGTACGGGGATCTGGATAAGGGGGAGGAGCTTGCGCTTGGCTTCGGCGAGGCGGGAGGTTGGGGTCTGCAGGACGAGGGAGTCGTGGACTTGCAGCAGCACCTGGACCAGCGGGTCGAGCTGCTCGTCAATGTTGGTCCAGGCGCGATTGGTTACGATTGCGACGGTTGACTGGGGAATCCAAGCAAGCGCCTGATTGAGCGTTCGGTCGTCGATTCGCTCGAAATAGAAGCGACGGTAACCGAAAGCGTTGCGCACAGAACGCTCGGCTTGGAGCTGAGCGCGAACTCGATTGTGCCAGTCCCGAACTCCGGGGTGCAGCTCGAACCATCGTCGCTGAAACCACTCGGCCTCGTGGACAGTGAGTCCAAGAGTAGCTGCCAAAGTCCGAGCTTTGCCCCCGTAATTGGTAAGGTGAACTCCAGACTTGGCCCGGGTGTAGTAGGGTTCACGCTTACCGTCAGGGCCGGCGTTGTTCCCAAAGAGATCTTTAGCGTTAACTGCGTGGATTTTGAGTCCGGCACGGAAGGCCTCCTTGAGTTGTGCGTCGTCGGCTTCCCAGGCGACGACCTGAGCGTCCGCCCCGCGCTGGTCAATGTCGAGGATGGTGTAGCCGGGATCGGGGATGAACATCTTGCGGATGTTCGGCAGGCGGAAGTCGAGGGGGGAGTTCATTCCTCATCTCCCTTCGGCAGGTTTTGTAGGTTCGTGCCGCTCCCGAACGCGTTCTCCGAGCTGGAGAACCGAAAGGTCTCCGTCCCGGTCGGGTTGAACGAGCAGCGCATTCGGTTGTCCGTGTCGAGGCGGGACTGGACGAAGGTCGAAAGGAAGACCCCGATCGAGCGGAGCTGCTGGATGCGCTCAACGAGCGGCCGGATCAGGGGCTGCTTTCCGGCGAGGGACTCGAGTGCCTTGTCGTCCAGCGTGACGTTGCCGGACTTCCGATGATGGACCTCCGGCAGCTTGAGGTCGTCGTAGAAGAGCTTCCGCATCTGCAGGGGGGAGCGGCAATTCAGCTCATGCCCCACGATGAGGTTGATCTGCTTCTGGCGGATGTCCGCGGCCTCGATCAGTTCCATCGCGAGTCGGTTCTTTCTGCCCTGGTCGATCCGCACTCCCCGAAGCATGGTGCGGAGGGTGGCCTGCCACAGGCGCATTTGGTGAACATAATGCTCCCGGAATTGCAAGGTGTCAAGGATTTTATCGAGCTCCTCCGCGCATTCGTAGGTGCGGACAGCGTCCTCGCAGTTATGTACTACTACTCCATTGGCGATAAAAGTTCCACTGGTTGTAGTAATGTCGTAAACTGTTTCTTCTCCAGCAGGTTCGATGCTGCGGACTTCCTGTCGAGTAATCTGTGTAAACCCACTCCAACCATGTTCCATGGCTCCTTTTAGGAAGGTGTTTTGCAGGCGCACCGTTGGAAAGGTTCCAAGGAGACGTAGATTTTCAGCCAGCCCGCCGTTGATGTCTACGTAAACCGCTGTTCCCTTGTCTACTACTCGAAGGGAGAAACCAGCGGCTTCGAGAGTTTCTACTGCTTGTTGCAGTACACGTCCGGCTTTTTGTGAAAATCCTATCCTGGGAAAATGGTGATTTCCGTCTTGATAACTGGCGCCAATGGTTCCTTCTCCATCGTATATGCCAGCTAACCAACCCCCAGAAAAGGTATCATCTTTTTCCCAGGGGCGTCCAATTGAAAGCACGCGCTCGCCAACCACAAGCTCCCCAAGTTCTTTCCACTCAACCCCGATAAAGCGCCCGGATTTCTTCTCTTTTTGAACCATAACTTTATGGTCTTTTGTCCCTTGCAGTGTTGTACCATTGCGAAGTGTGATTTTAACTGTCGGTTTAACACTTGCTTTCTTGTTTGTGACAAATGCTATTGAAAGCTTTCTGGCGTAGCGCGCTCCTGTCGGCTCTTCGTCAAAGGCGAGAAGCGCGTCACCGATGGACACTGTATCGAGCCTTTTCCAGCTGCAGAGAGCGTCGAGAATAAGTGTGTCCCCTGTTAGGCAATTATAGCGCCAGAGCTGGTCTTCGGACATGTAGCGCGGGTCCCACAGCTTGCCGTCCTCTTTCCAGAAGGTGTAGTGCTCGCAGTAAAGGGAGGCGAGGTAGGCAAGGGACTTTTGCGATCCGGGAAAGGCGAGATGCTGCATCAGCATCGTGTCGTCGGTGCAGCGGGGGATGTAGTAGAGGTGGCGGGCGAAGTACTGGGCGTCGTAGAGGAAGTTCTGCCCGACGATGCGAGCGTTCGGGTGGGTCAGGACCTCGCGAAGCAGCGGATAGATCGCGACCTCGTCGTCGGCGGACCAGTAGCCCGCGGCGTCCTCTAGGCACAGCAGGGGGATGCAGAGGGCGTGGTGGCGACTGTCAGCAATACCAATACAAGCAATATGGCCCAGGCGAGTTTCGATGTCCACGGACAGTCGAAGCTGTCCCACAGCCAGTCGGTCGCGGAGGCGGGAGAGCCACTCGACAACGGTGGCGAGGGTGGGACGGAGGAGGAAGTCGTAAGGTGGCACCACCAGGTCTCGTCGCTCTGCTTCGCGTAGTCCACGCCGAAGGTCGGCCACGACCTGGGGTCGCCACTCGTACTGACGAAGAACTCCTGCCGGATGGTAGGTGACGACTGCCTTCGGGCCTTGCCGCGTTGCAAGCTCCGAGCCGCGCCAGTTGCCGATTCCGGTCTTGCCGGTGAGCGCCCAAAGCGGGGTGTTGCCAAAGCCGATGATGACGTTCGGCTGGCATTCCTTGATTTCCTGCGCGAGTTCATTAAGTCCCTCCGCGACGATGTCGTTGTACCAGAGGCCGTCCGCGAAATGCGGCAGGCCGCGCTCGAGTGCATCTTTCTTCTTGGGGGTGAGCCATTGGGTGAGGTCGTTGCCCGGCGGACGATAGCGGACGACGTTTGTCAGCCTGCACTCCGTCCGCAGGATGCCCGCGTCGTGCAGCATCCCGTCGAGGAACCAGTCCGAGGTCCCGACGAAGGGCTCACCGCGGGACCCCTCATTCTCCCCCGGAGCTTCCCCGACCAGGAGGATTCGGGCTGGTGTCGGGCCGGAGCTGTTCACTTTTCTCATTACGGACTCCAAGGGTGAAGCGGCCATCCCGCGCACCGGACAGGGTGAAGCGGACTTTCCCGCCGGACGAGAGGCTGACGTTGTACTTGGTGTAGGAGGTGCTCTCGGTCAGGATGAGGTCCGGGTGCTCGATCAGGAAGGCGGTGCGGCGCTCGTGAGGGATATCGACGTGCCGCACGACAACGGCCTGCTCGAGGATGTCGGACAGCGAATCCCGGTCGAGCCACCAAGGGAGGTAGATCCAACCCTGCCGGACGGGAGTCATAGGTCGATGTCCAGATCGTCGTCGGTGCCGGGCTCCTCCTTCATGCGGAGGGTGGCGAGGGCGGCGAAGTCGGGGTTGAGTTCAATACCTGTAGCAACACAGCGACACAAATTGGCTGTGGGAAATACAGTACCACTTCCGCAGAAGGGGTCGAGAACTTTATCTCCCGGATAAACCGATCGGCGGAGGAGGTCAACGTAGACAGAAACTGGCTTTTGAGCTCCATGCTGAAGATTTCGTTCAGCAGGATACACAAGTGTATCGGGTTGGACGCTGACAACTCGACGGTCGCCTTTTCGAGCGAAGAGTAGGGTCTCGTAGGTCCGGCGAGGACCGTAATCAGGTCGAGGGAGCATTCCAGTGTTCTTGATCCAGATGAGGGGGGTTGGCCAGCAGATCCAGCCTGCGAGGGAGAAGCGCTCGGAGAGGGAGTCGAACCGGCGCGGGTCGCAGAAAACATAGCAGTGGGCGTGAGGCTTGGTGACTCGGAACCCCTCATCAGCGAGGATATCCATGAGTCGCTCCCAGGTGGCGAGGGAGTCGTCGTAGTGGTGGCCGAGTCCGGACTGGTCGCCGAAGGAGTCTGCGTCGATTCCGTAGGGCGGGTCGGTGAGGATGACATCAAACGTGCCATCAGGGAGCGTAGGAAGGACACTGGCGGCGTCTCCTTGGATCAAGGTATGAGGCACCCGGTCGAGGTCGAAGGTCTTGGCGAGTTCAATCCGGCGCTCGGCGTCGGCCTTGCGGCGGACAATCTTCAGGGCGTCCTTCGAGGACTTCGCGGCGGCGACGTCTGGATCGTCCAGGTGCCGGGCGAGGATGATCGCCTCGGATACGGGAGCGGTAGCGACGTTCTCGACCTGGGGGTTCGGCCCGATCTCGCGGGCGGTCTGCCGCATGGTGTGGGAGGGATTCTGGCGCTGCCGGAGGGCGTGGAGGCGGGCGATTGCGGCAGCTCGGTCCTGCCAGGGCAGATCTACCCGGATGGTGTTCTCCGCGAGCTCGACCTCCTGCCGGGCGATCTCGGAGAGCTCGGTGATCAGGACGGCAGGGACCTGCCCCGGAGGGAAATCGTGCGCGTTGTAGCGGATGGTGTGGCCTTGGCCGAGCAACATCTGCATCGCGCGGAGGCGGCGCTCGCCGGCGATCAACTGGAACGAGCGGCCGTCGGGTAGCGGTTCGAGAACGATCGCGTGCAGCAGGCCGTGCTCCGCGATGGAGTCGGCGAGTTCCTTCAGGCGACCGGGGTCAATCGCAGTGCGCTGGCGATCCTCGCTGACGCGGATGGAGATGGGGTCGATGGAGTGCATCAGGTAGCTCCGATGGGAAAAAGGAAGCCCCGAGTTGCGGGGCTTCCGAACTGCGTTGCGGTTAGGCCTTCGTTACGGCCTTGACCTTCGCCTGCGGCTCGTTGTTATACATGTCGTGGATGACAGCGATCCGCGCCGGACGGCCGACGATCTGGGCGAACGAGAACGCCTTCGCCGGGTCGTTGAGGCCGAGGGCTTCGCGGAGCTTCCCGAGCTGGACGTTCTTCCCCTTGCCGAGAGCCAGCCCACCGCTCTCGTTCATGTCGAGGAAGATGGACTGCCGCACGGTGGGCTCATCGAGGCCGGTCTCCTCCTTAACCCCGGCGTCATCCACGGCCCAGCGGATATCGAGGATCACGGACTCCTTCGGGGTCCGGATATCGACCTGCTTGGCCACGGCGAGGTACTCGCCCGCCGGGACGACCGGGAAGCGGGTTTCGTTAGCGCCGGTGAAGGAGGCGTTCATGAAGGCTGCGGTGTCGAAAGACATGGTATGGTCCTTTGCTGTGGTTGAGGGTTAGTCCTGGCCTTGCCCGACCGCGGCTTCGAGCGAGACAGCGAGCTCGGAGAAGCGGCCGGACGGGTCCTCGCGCAGGTAGCGGGCCAGATCGAGGATGTCCTGGGGATCGGTGCACTGGATGGAGACCAAGTAGATGTAAAATGGGCCTTGCTGCTCGGCTTCGTGGGAAGTGAACGACATGATTTCCTCCGTTGTGTCGCAGTAGTCAATGGTCATGGTTTGAGGGTGGTACGCCAGCGCTCGATGATCGGCCGGAAGGTCGGGTCGAGCTTGTCCGAGATCGGGAGGGCGCGAGCCTTGGTGTCCACAGCAACGTCCGCGGTGGACCAGAGGAACTTCGCGCCATCCCGCTTGGCGTAGATGCACTCGGAAAAGTAGCGGGGAAGGATCGGGGCGAGCTTTTTGCCGAGGGTGGAGACCATCAGCTTGATCCCGCCGGAGATCTCGTCAACCTCCCGCTCGACGTGGCCGATCACTACACCGGTGCAGGACAGCCCGGTCGAGAACATCGTCATGAAGGTGTCGAGCTTCTTCATCGCGAGTCCCCACTCGCCAGGGGATGGGACAGGCTTGTTGCCAACGACGCTGGACATCGACATCGAGGAGAGCCCGGTCCACGAGTCCAGCACGATGCAGCGATCCGGCCCGAAGGCTTCGACCGGGCCGAAGGCCTTGCCTGTGCGCTGGTCGGTGAAGTTCGCGAGGCACCCGATCACGTCGAGGAACTGGGACTCGTCGGCCTTGGCGGAGTCGGTCATCTTGGTCAGGGCTTCGAACGACAACTTCTGCTGCATCTCCATCGACTTGCCGAAGTCGGCGAATGACTGCGCCTTCGGCGGGAAGTAGTGCCAATGCAGTTTGTCCGCGGGAAGGTCCGCGAGGACCTCTTGACCGGGTTCGGTGAAGATCACAAAGACTTCGAGTCCAGCTTCCACCAAAGTTCTGATGGAATATGTTTTCCCGGCTCCTGAAGGACCGATGAGAAGAATTTTAGGTCCGGGGACTGTATTGTTGGCGAGCATGGAGAGCCTCTTGATAGGTGTTGAAAAGTCCCAGAGAGATTTGTTTCTTGTAGTAGTAAGCGTAGGCTCGCCACTTCCCGCTGGCTTTGTGAAAGGAGACGCCGGCAAACAGATTTTTGTGGTTGAGATTGTTCTCCCGAAAGGAAATAACTCGGAGATTTTCCCGCCTGTTGTCGAGCTTATCCCAGTTGATGTGGTCCACGCAGAACCCAACCGGAACTTCTGGAATCAGAATCCGGTGGAGTAACCTCGGCCTATACTCAGTAGTCCTTACATATCCTTTTGGGTCCAGAGACCAACGAGCCCCGGATACGATCGAGAGATCTTCTGGACTGATCTGGAAAGAAACTCCCCGGATCGTTTGCCAGATCATTCTGTTGCTCCGTTTCTCGCCCAGGTGGATAGTTCATACGCGAAAAGCTCGGGCGGCAGCCTGTCGCTGAAAGCGAGTTCGCCCACGAGGAGCGAGCCCGGGAAGTGGTCGTAGTACGGGGGGCAGCTCGGACAGGGTGCGCAGGGGAAGACCCAGCGCTCGCTCCCGAGGATGTGCTTGCGGGCCCAGATCTCGCCGCAATGCGGGCAGCCGTAGGCGATGGAGTCCGGCTGGAGCCAGGGCCACTCGATGTCGGCTTCCGCGATCACGTGGGAGCCGACGTACCAGATGGTTCTCATGAGTCGGAATCTCCCCGGGCCAAAGGATTCCAATCCCGCCGGGCGAAATTCCCCTCGATCCACCGCTCCGGCTCGTTCGACAGGCAGAGCTGCTTGAAGCCACACCCGCCGTAGGCGGAGCAGGCGGAGCCGAGGGCGAAGTCCCAGGTGTCGTTCTCGTATGCCTCTATCATCCGCAGCACGTCTCGGCGGAGCTGGGTGAACCAGCGATCAATCATCCACTGCGGCCGGTAGATCACGGCTTGCTGGTGCTTGATCTCGGTCTTGAGGATGCCGATGCCGCGGATGATAGCGCCGGCGACGGGATAGCCATACTCCCGGGCAGCAGCGCAGTACCCGGTGAACTGGGAATTGAGGTCCCACTGTTGGGTCCACTGTGCGCCGAGGGAGGTGGTCGTTTTCTCATCGACGACGAACAGCACGTCGTCCCGGACTCCGAGCATGTCGAACCTGCCGGCGTACAGCAGGGGGTCGCCCGTCTCGGGATGGGCGATGCCGGGGATCTCGAAGGTGAAGGTGAACTCCACCGCGGGCTCCCCGTTCGGGGCGAAGAAGGGCTTGATTCGGTCCTGGGACATGGGGTATTGGGCGAAGTAGGAGGCGAGCGCCTCCATCATCCGAAAGACCGTCTTGTTCGAGCCGGAGCCGTAGTCCGGGGCTTCGAAGTCGCCGTAGACCCGGATCAGGGTTTCGATCCCCTCCTTCTCCGCGTCGGCTTCGGGCTTGCCCTCGGCGTAGAAGGCCCGGCGGGCACGCTCGAGCCCGGCGGCGAACGCTCCGCCAGCGTGGAGGTGGACGGACGGCGTGGGGGAGGCGAGGTTGTCGATGAAGGAATAGCGGGCCTTGGTTGGGCAGGTGAAGAAGGCTTCGCGGATAGTGTTGTCGATGACGGTGGGGAAGGGCATGGTTCGGTTCCTTGGTTGTGGTCAGAGATCCGGCCCGAGCAGGTCGTCGAGTTCGGCCTCGGCCGCCGCCTGATCAAACGTCGTGGCGCCGGAGGTTTTTGCTGCCTTCTTCGCCTTCGACGCGGCGGCGGCGGTCAGCCGGCCCGCCCGGAGCGTGGCGATGATGCGGGCGGCCTCTTCCGGGGGGATATACTCCCCCGCGAGCACCCGGGTACGGTAGGCTTCCATCTCCGCTGGCGACAGCGGTTCAACAGGGACAGTCATTTCTTCGCTCCTCCCCCGTTAAAAAAACCGCTCTCCAGCCGGGGAACGGAGGGAAACCCGGCTGGAGGCGGCACACCGCGGGCTCAACAGCTCGCGACGTGGATTGATTATCGCACAACATGGTTCAGGGGGCAACCATTACTTCCGGTTGATCTCTTCCCGCATGAGCTCGATCGCGTCGGCAGTTAGAAGCAACAGCCGTTCAACATAGCCGTTGGGGATCTCCCACTTCGCTGCCTGGCGGAGCAAGTCCGGGAGCTCGTTCGGCTTTTGCCGGAGATCGACGGCAAGCGCCTGGATCTCGATCTTGATCGGGTCTTCGTCGGACCAGCCACGGCGGGTGAGGTGCTGGTTCAGGGTTTCGAGGGGGACGTACTTCATTGCTGTGGGTCCTTTGCGAGGGAGGAGAGGTAGTCCCGGACGAGCTGCTCGACGAGCGCGGAGCGCTCCCCGGTGCGGAGTCGGCCGGTCAAGGGGTCGAGGAACAGCAGGTTGAAGCGTGCCATGAGATCCTCCGGCATCCAGATCTCCATTCGGTGAGTGGGGATGGTCTTGGGGCGACGGCCTCGGCGGGTCATGCGGATGCCTCCCGGATGATGTCCTCTGGGGAGAACACGACGATCAGCCCGTGCTCTCCGGCGGAGTTGATGCCAGCGCCGAGCGCGGCCACGGAGTGGCCGGACTCAATCAGGCGGAGTTCGACCAGCAGCTTGCTGAACGAGGCGAACAGGCGGCGGCGCCGCCGGACCTCGCGCTCGGTGAGCAACTGATCCCAGCGCCACCGGAGGATGCCGAGGGATTCGAGGGCGATGAACTGTGGGTGGGTCATGGCTTCTCCTCTGCGGGCGCACCGCATCCTGAACACACAGCTGAATAAGTAGTCGAAGCAACCCCAGGATTGTCCGGCTTTGCGATCCAGTGGGCGCCAGTGCAAGGCTTGCCGCACTTTCGTTCGGCGCGCAGCCGCTCGATCTCCTCGTCGCGCTCGTCTGTCCTGACGTTTAAGCGTTCAATCTCATCGCCGGCGAGAAGAAGTTGCTTCCGCAGCCGCTCGATCTCAGAACGGGCTTCTGCGAGATCGTCAGCCAATTCCTTTCGGTAGCGGTAATGCTCATGATGTTCTTGGATTAGCCGGTCATATTCGTCGCCGCTCAGGCGAACTACGTCGTTGGCGCGGCTCATGGCTTCTCCTTGCTCGCCTCGCGTAAGGTATCTTCCGTAATCCATAAGAAGCTCCTGATGATCGGGCGGTATCGACAGCCCTTGTTGGCTTGACACAACCATATCGCTCCGGAGAATCGGCTGGTGCGGAACCCAGCGCCGAATCGCCATGACTTTCGCTCTCGGTGCAGATCCCTGTTGCGCCCCATTCGTAACGTGCGCTGTAGTCGATGTTGCTCCATCATGCTTGCGTCTCCTCGGCATGGCAGGGTGTTTGCGGTTGGGATTGGCTAACGCCCATCAGCGCGTGCGCCATCTTCCGGATGATCCACAGGCAGTACCCCTCGGGCGCAGTCTGCGGGATGAAGCCCTCAAACCCGGCATAGACTTCCTGCGCGGCGTGCGCTCGGTCGCGTAGCTCGTCCCGCTGTGCCTTGATGCACTCCGGCCTGTCGCAGTAGTAAGAGCAGGTATGCAGGGTCATGGTTTCTCCTTCAGCGCCTCGATAGCGGCGGCACACAGACCTACCGCAGCAGCGTGATCGCCAATCCTAAGACATGCCTGCCGCGCCTCCTCCAAGATTGCGTTGCGGTCAGCGGGAAGCGGG